ATGTGGAGAAAGCTGGTGAAACCCCCGCCCCCCATGGCCCGAAAGACACCCCCCATGCCGAGCAGAGGGGGGGTGGAGAATCGTCAACCCCCGGCCAGAATGCGGAGAAAACCGCACATGGGGGGGGGCCAGATCCCCAGGAAAACGCTCATGGGGGGGGCGGCGTTTTACCAGACCTTAACCAAGGGGGGCACGCGGCCTGGCACCACCAGCCTCCGTTTGCCACCGAGCTACGCCAGACGCTCGACAACCTAATGATCCAGGCCCGCCTCCAGGCCGGCGCCAAGAAGATCTGGCACCGGAAGCCCACGCCGCGCGACCCCCAGCCCAGCTTCGACTTGGAGGGCGGACCCCTCTCGGATGAGGCGCTCTACCAGGTCGACGTCACCTACCTGGCCGTGCTCTGGCAGAAGGAAATCGAGTGCCGGCAGCAGGGCCTCGAGCGCGAGGCGGCCTGGGTCGAGGTGGTCCGCGAGCGCCGCCAGAGGGCCATGGCCCAGGCGATGCTGCCGGAGCTCATGACCCTCCGGGAGCGGTGGGCCAAGGCAGAGGAGAAGGCTCGCGCCGGCTGGCCTACACCTGAGGCGACCGAGAAAGCCTACCAGGCAATGGCGGCGATCGCCGGGCGCATCGCCCTGCTCCACGAGCGCATCACCTCGCTAGCAGGCGGCATCGCACCCGATCCCCTCTTCCCTGGCGACGAGGAGGTGGCGGCTTGAAGACTTACACCATCACCCAGGCCGAGATCGAGGCCCTGATTACGGCAATGGGCGAGGTTATGCGGGCCTGCCGAGAATCCAACTACGGAATCGCCAAGGAGAAAGCGATCGACGCCTTCGACCAGCTCGTCGCCATCAAGACCAGCGGACAGGAGGACAAGCGATGAAGAAGACCTTCACCCTGATGGCGATCGAGGATGCGCTGGCCAACGGCTACCGAGTCGACGTCGAGGCAGGCGCCATCTTCGGAAAAACCGGACGCCCTCTCAAGCTCTGCAAGCCAGCACAGGGCAAGTACCCCCGCGTGACGCTGCAGGCGCCCAACATGCCGCGTCGCTGCTACTCGATTCCCGCCCACAAGGTGGTCGCCTACGCCATCTTCGGTGTCGACGCCTTCGCCCCTGGCATCCACGTCCGACACCTGAACGCCAACCTCTATGACCTCCGAGCCGCCAACCTGGCGCTCGGGACCGCCAGCGTCAACGCGATGGACAAGCCCCCAGAGGTACGTCGACGCATCGCCCAGATCGCCCGCGCCGCCCTCGGCCCGGCGCCCAACCGGAAGCTGACCACCTACCAGGTCCGCAAGATCCGCACTGCGCTCAAGGCCGGGCAGGCCGTCACCCAGATCGCCCGCGACTACGGCGTACACCACTCCACCATCAGCCGGATCGCCACCAGCAAGACCTACCGCCCGCCCAAGAGGAAGCCCGCATGACCATCCAGCTCCACATGATGGGCGATCGCCCGCCGGTGCTCGACCTCCTCGAGGAGGAGAACACCAAGAACCTGCGACGGCTGCGCAACGGCCTCGACCGCCTGGCCGGCTGGGCCGAGATGGACTACGCGACGCGTTGCAAAACCGACGCCGCCATGCGCGGCATCTTGAACGCCCTGCTCGCGGGCCTTGAGAACCACCGCAAGCTGCCCAGCACCACGGCATGCATATGCCCCTCCTGCCAGACGGTGATCCTGCCGGTGGCCGCGCCGAGCACCTACGAGCACTGCGGCCGCCTCTGGTCACACGACGGTCGCGCCGGCTTCACCGCCCTGCCGGCCGACTTCTGGCAGACCCACATGCCCGGCGACGCCTACAAAGGCGAGATCCAGGCGGCCTGGGCCAAGGAGGAACGCCGATGAACCGCTGTGACTACCTCACCTGGCGCGCCACCTTCCTCGAGGAAGCGATGGTCTGGCGCCGGCACCGCAACCCTCAAAACCTCCAGACCGAGCAGCTCGCCCTCGTCCGAATCCGGCGCGCTTACTACCACGGAGCCCCGCTATGAAATTCCCTCTCTACCACCTACAGGTCGGCGGCCTGGTTCTCTTCTGGCTGATCGTCGCCTTCGCCGGCCAGCTGCGCGACCCCAGCAAGCAGGAGGGCCAGCAGCGATGATCCTGAAGGCCCCCTTCCCCTGGTTCGGCGGCAAGAGCCGCGTGGCCCACGTCGTCTGGGAGCGGTTCGGCGACGTGCCCAACTACGTCGAGCCCTTCGCCGGCAGCTTGGCCGTGCCGCTTGCGCGCCCCCACGCCCCGAAGATTGAGACGGTGAACGACAAGGACGCCTACCTCGCCAACTTCTGGCGCGCCGTCCAGGCCGACCCCGAGGCCGTCGCCTACCACGCCAACTGGCCGGTCAACGAGGCCGACCTCAAAGCGCGCCACCTCTGGCTGGTGAACGAGGGCCGCCCGCTGGTCGAGCGGTGCATGGACGACCCTGAGTACTTCGACGCCCGGATCGCCGGGTGGTGGGTCTGGGGAATCTCCTGCTGGATCGGCGGAGGCTGGTGCACCACCCAGCGCGCCAACCAGCGGCGACTCCCCGAGATGCAAGGCGGCGGCAAGGGCATCAACCGGCAGAGCGTCTGGGCCAGCAAGCCCCACGTCTCCACCGCCGGCACCGGCGTCCACGCCCCGACGATCGGCGTTCACGCCAAGCGCCCCAAGCTGATGAACGAGGGCTCCGGCGTGCACACCCTCGCCCTCCGCGGCGAGCAGCTCACCGCCTACATGGAGGCGCTCCGCGACCGCCTGCGCTTCGTCAGGGTCTGCTGCGGAGACTGGCAGCGGGTCGTGAAGCCCTCGGTGACCATCACCAACGGCCTGACAGGCGTGCTCCTCGACCCGCCCTACTCCGAGGCCGCCGGCCGCGACATGGACTGCTACGGCGTCGAGGACGGCCATGTAGCCCACGCCGTACGGGAGTGGGCGCTCGCCAACGGCGGCAACCCCCAGCTGCGCATCGCCCTCTGCGGCTATGCCGGCGAACACGACGTGCTCGAGCAGCACGGATGGCGCGTCCACGAATGGACGACCGGCCCGGGCTATTCGGTGCTCGCCAAGCAAGCCCAGCGCGGCAAGGACAACCGAAAGCGCGAGCGCATCTGGTTCTCGCCGCACTGCCTGGTCACCCAGCCTTCCCTCTTCGACACCCACCCCCTACCCCTGATGGAGGAAAACGCCTGATGAAGTACTACCTCGCAACTGGGCTGCTCAACGCCCACCGCGCCCAGCTCGTCCGTGACCACCTCAACGCTGCCGGCCACGAGCAGACCTACGACTGGACCGCCCACGGCCCGGTCGGCCACAAGGGGAAGAACGCCCTCATCGCCGCGGCCGTCGGCGAGCTGGAGGGCGTCCAGCAGGCCGACGTTATTATCGCCTTGCTGCCCGGCGGGCGCGGCACCCACGCCGAGCTGGGCATGGCGCTTGCGCTCGGCAAACCGGTCCTCATCTGGGACGAGACGTGCGAAGCCTTCCCTGTGGACGACACGACGTGCGCCTTCTACTGGCATCCGCTGGTGGTGCAGCGACAGGGCGATGTGGAGGCCCACATCAAGGAACTGCGATGGATCGCCGAAGACCTCGCCGGCATGCGCGTCCTGAGAAATCTTCTTGAGATTGCCGAGGGGCTGAAGCCTGATGACCAGGCGCTGGTCGAAGCGGGACGCACCGCGCTCAAGGCGCTACAGGAGCTGAACAGCAATTACGGCGAGGGCCTCGGTGTGGCCGGCTGGCACCGCAACGGCGACATCGAACCCCTGGACGTCTTCATCGAAGAGTGGGGCATCGGCGAGGCGATCGCCCAGCTCGAGGCGGCGCTGCCGAAGGAGGTGGCCCATGGCTGATGACTTCCACCCCTGCCCGAGCTGCCCGGAGGACTTCACCTCCGCCGACGCACTCGCCGCCCACCAACAGACCTGCCGACCGCACGTGCCGCGGCCCAAGCCGAAGCCAGAGCGCACCGGCGACAAGCTCGAGGCGCTGGTGAAGAAGTCGGCCAAGGCCCAGGAGCTGCCCATCAAGCAGACCTCCGCCCGCGCGGTGGTCACCGGCCGCAACGCCGCGGGGCGCGCCACCGGCACGATCGTGAGTGCCGGAGAGCTCGACTTCACCGGCCATGTCGATGGGCAGTACTTCACCTTCGACGCCAAGTCAACGAAGCGCACGCCGTTCCGGCTCAGCCTCATCAAGCCGCACCAAGCGACCATATGTCGAAACCGTCACTCCGAGGGGGCGATCGCCTGCTTCCTCATCGAGCTCACCGACCTCCCCGGCGGCGTGCGCTACTTCCTCGTCCCCTGGCCCGTCTTCGAGCCCTATTGGAAGGGCTCGGCCTGGACAGCACCGAGCATCACGGTCACCGACATGGTGAAAGGCTCGGTGGAGGTCCGGCGCCGCGGCAAGCTGCTCGACCTGGCCGGCGCCCTCTGGGAGCTGCACAGCCGCCGTGGCCGAAAGGCGGCGAGACGATGAAGCGCCCCTACTACACCTGGCCCGAGCCGGCCACCGAGTACTTGCACCAGAACTACGGCCTCTACACCGCCCGGGCGATCGCCAGCAAGCTGCGCGGCCTCTACGGCATGAAAGTCTCGGTCGACGCGGTGCAGGAGAAGGCGCGGGTCGAGGGTCTCAAGGCGTCCGACGCCCAGGGGCTGCTCAACTTCACCGACGCAGCCAAGGAGCTGGAGCTGAGCCTCTCCACCTTGTGGAACCACGTCCGCCGGCACGGGCTGAAGGTTGAAGGCCACGGCCGTTACAAGTACCTGCCGGAAGCTGTCTTCAAGCACCTACAGGAGGTCTACCGCAAGCCGCCCGAGCCCACGGTGAGCATCCCCGAGGCCAGCAGGAAGCTCGCCTACTCGCCCCGGGAGGTGGGCCGGATGATCGACGCCGGCAAGCTCCGCGCCTACCGCTACGGCGATCGCTGGCGGGTGGCGACCAACAGCATCCACGACTATAAGCGCGCCCTGCGGCGCAGTGCTTAGACCTTCCCTCCCCTGGAAAGTGAGGATATTTCAATGGAAAAGGACATCAACGGCCTGTTACACACGGCCTCCACGCTCGGCACCGTCCTGGCCGCCGGGAGAGACGCCGAGGGCAAGGCCACCTATGCCGTAATCGCCTACGTTGGCGACCGCGCCCAAGAGGTCTTGGACACGGTGAACGCCCTGTTTGATCGCTGGGAACAAGCCGACGACGAAGCCGCGAAGGCCGCCTACGAGTCGATGACGGAGGAGGAGAAGGCCGCCGAGCGGAAACGTTGGCGCGAAGAGGTCGTGCTGACACCCGGGCATACCCCTGGATGTGCGTGCGACGAGTGCGAGGCCGAGCTTCAAGAGCTGCCATACAGCTGCTGATGGGCGATGCCATGAGCGACGTTCAGACACTCGACCAGGTGGTGAAGGCCCAGCGGGCGGCCGCCGGCCTCACCCAACAGGAGCTGGCCGAGAGAGCCCACCTCGGCGTCACGGTGATCCAGGACGCCGAGAGCGCCGCCCGCAACCTCAGCCCACGCGCTCGGCAAAAGCTTGCCGTGGCGCTGGGCCTCGACCCTGACGCGCTCGACTGGGAGGTCGTGCCCTGGCGGTGCAACCGCTGCGGCCACCCGGCGACGATGCGAAAGCCCTGCAGATGCCCAGCCGTGGTGTTCAGCCATGGCCACCGCAGATAACGACCCGATCGGCGCACTGCGCCAGAAAGAGAGGAACCCCATGAACACCCAACCCCAAGCCGCGCTGGAAGACGTCTTGTCGCTGACGGTCCGCGACATCATCAGCATGACAGACGCCCACAAGTCGACCCTCTTCCGGCACACCAACCAGCTGCCCGATGGCCGCGCCGTCTGCGTCGTGCTCGGCCTCGGCGACGTGGGTCTCGTGCTCCACCAATACGCCGTGGCCTTCGCTGGCGACACCGAGCGGGCCTTCTATAAGGTGAACGGCGAGCAGTCCAAGACGCGCGCCGAGCGCATCCGCGACATCGTCTCTTCCATCGAAGACCCCGACCAGGGCGCCGTCGACGTCTTCAACGACATGGCGAAGTACGTGGCCTGGCTCGAGGCCCAGCTCGGCATCCCCGAGGGCGACCGGCTCGAGGCCTTCGTCGCCCGCGAGGTGAAGTCGTGAGCCCGGAGCCCTCGGTTCGTGAGCTAGTGGAGCAATTCGAGGCGACCCCTGTGCCCAGTGCGGAATCGCCAGCGGACCTGGACGCAGCCCGCGCCCTCCTCACATGGCTCACGCATCCCTACGTTTGCTCGGGCGGCGCGCTCAGGGACCAGTACCTGCCGCCCTATCTGGCGAGCCTCATCAGCGAGGTGGAGCACCTCCGCGCCGTGGAGGCCGCCGCTCGCACGCTCATCGAGAACGACAACGAGCGAAAGTGGGACGCGATGAAGGCGGTGCCGGCGCGCGATGAGCTTTGCCGGCTGCTCAACTTCCAACCTTAGCGCGACCCGAAATAGGCACGGAAACAAGCTCAGGACCATTTTAACCGCGTGGTTAAAATGGTCCTGAGCCAGGGACCAGAGGAGGTGACCCCCATGGCCATAGACGAGATCCACCTGAAGCCTCTGCGCGACGCCCGTGCGGCCGGCTACAAGATCACCGCCGAGGAGATCCTCGCCGCGATCGACACCCTGACCCCGCAGCAGAAGCGGGCGGTGACCCTCCACTTCCTCGAAGGAAATAACATAACGGACACGGCCAAGGCGATGGGCATCAGCCGGCAAGCGGTGAAAACCCTTATGGAACGCGCTCAGGTCAATTTAGCCGCAGCCCTCAGCCTACCCCACATAAGCAATATTACTTAACTTGACGCTGTCAAGCATAACAAGTTACTCTAAACCTTATCGTCGGCGAATTATATCCGCCACGCATCAACGAATCACGGACACCCCCACCGGCCCGTCGCGCAAGCGGCGGGCTTTGTCGATCGAAGGAGGCTCGCGGTGGCTGTTGCGGCAATGAACATGTTCGCCTACGCGGACCTTCAGGAAGTGAAGCGAGCCGAGGCCGCTCGCCGCCGGGCCGCCCGGGTGCAGAAGGCCCGCGCCGCCCTGGTGAAGATCGAGGCGGTCGACCCCGAGAAGTACGAGCCGCTCAAGACTGACGGATGGGAAGAGATCGAGGTTCCGGCCGACGCAACCGAGTTCCTCCCTCCCCGTCCACTGCTCTACTACCGCACGGAGAAGGGCGCGCTCGAGCCTCGCATCCTGGATGCTGACGGACACGTCGCGGCCACCCGCGCCGAGCACCAGAGCAAGCACGCCTACGGGCCGACCCAACGCTGGGCCGTGGTGCTCACCATCGGCGTCGAGACATACCGCTGGATCTACAAAGGCCCACTGTCCCTGCTTCGGCGCTTCGTGGTCGAGGAGGAGGCGCGCCAGCACCTCTACGAAGCCGGCGCCCTCGGCCTTGGCGATCGAGGCACCCCTACCCGCATCGAGCGCCTCCCCAAGAAGGCCGTCCGGTGATGACGCCGCCGAGCAACTCTCCCCAGACCGGGCTCCCCGAAAAGGAGCCCGGTCCTTCGTTCAAGGACATCGCCCGAGCCCTTATCGGAAAAACCGATATCCGCGCCGAGCTGTGCCAGGCCGCCTACAAGGGCCAGGGCCTGGGCTAACCCACTTGCTGGTCGGTTCTCCTGGTGGAGCCCCGGATAGACACCTCCTCCGGGGAAGCGGGGCGTAGAGCGGGCGCCCGTAAGCTGTTCGATTCACGCTGCCGACTGTTAGACCGAGGGACCAATGACCACGCCGATCGCCATCGAATACCTGCCCACCAAGAGCCTGAAGGGCGCCACCTACAACCCCCGCACGATCGCCGACGAGCAGATGCAGGCCCTCATGCGGAACATCGAGCGCTTCGGCCTGGTGGACCCCATCATCGTGAATCAGGTGACCGGCAACATCGTCGGTGGCCACCAGCGCGTCGAGGCCGCCAAGCGGCTCAAGCTCGAGCAGGTCCCCGTCGTCCACGTCAGCCTCAACCGAGACGAGGAGAAGGCACTCAACGTCGCCCTCAACAAGATCAGCGGCGACTGGGACCTCGACAAGCTCAAAGACCTCCTCGGCGAGCTGCAGGAGGCCAGCTTCGACCTCGAGCTGACCGGCTTCAACACGAGCGAGCTGGAGAGCCTGCTGCCCAACCTGGGCCTCACCAACCCCGGCCTCTGCGACGAAGACGAGGTGCCGGAGCTGGACGAGGAAGCCGAGCCTGTCACCAAGGTCGGCGACATGATCCTGCTCGGCCGGCACGTCCTACTCTGCGGCGATGCCACCGACCCCGACGACATGGCGCGCCTGATGGGCGAAGACCAGGCCGACGCCGTCATCACCGATCCGCCGTACAACGTCGCCTACGAGGGCGGCACCGACGAGAAGCTGACCATCGAGAACGACGACATGGAAGATGCCCAGTTCCGGGCGTTCCTCCTGGCGGCGTTCTCGCTGATGTGCAAACACGCCAAGCTCGGCGGCCCCATCTACATCTTCCACGCCGACTCCGAAGGTGAGAACTTCCGCGGGGCGATGCGCGAGGCCGGTTGGCTCTACAAGCAGTGCCTCATCTGGGTGAAGAACAGCCTCGTGCTCGGCCGCCAGGACTACCAATGGCAGCACGAGCCCTGCCTCTACGGCTGGAAGCCCGGCGCCGCCCACTACTGGTACGGCGAGCGCGACAAGACCACCCTCCTCCTGGACGAGCCCATCGATCTCGACAAGATGAAGAAGGAGGAGATGCGCGACCTGCTCCGCCAGGTGATTGAGGCGACGCAGACCACGGTGCTGCGCGAGGACAAGCCCACCAAGAACGATATCCACCCGACGATGAAGCCCGTGCGCCTCATCGCCCGGCCGATGGAGAACAGCACAGTCCAGGGCGACATCGTCCTCGACCCGTTCGGCGGTGGCGGCTCCACCCTGATCGCCGCCGAGAAGCACGGACGCACCTGCCGGATGATGGAGCTCAGCCCGCTCTACTGCGATCGCATCATCGCCCGCTGGGAGCACTTCACCGGCCAGCAAGCCGAGCGCCTGTAAGAAGGAGGGACGGCATGGCCAAGACCAAGAAGAAGCCAGGCCGGCCCACGTTCGTCCTGGACGACAAAGCGATCGCCCAGATCGAGACGATGGCGGGCTACGGCCTGACCATGCCGATGATCGCAGCCGTCCTCGGCTGCTCCGAGCGGACCCTCCGCAAAAAGAAGGGCGACGAGGAGCGGGTAAACGCCGCCTTCGAGCTGGGGAAGGCCAAGGCTCAGGCGCTCGTCGGCGAGGCCCTCTTTAAGAAGGCCAAGACGGGCGACGTTCCGGCAATTAAGTGGTGGGAAATGACCCGCGCGGGCCGCAGCGAGAAGCAGGACGTCCACGTCGTCCGCACGCACGAGGAGGCACTAGAGGAGCTGGACTGATGGCCCTGAGCGAGCGCGAGAAGCGAATCCGGCGTCGCCTGCGCGACGACTTCCCGCACTACGCCAAGAAGTGCCTGAAGATCCGCACCAAGGCCGGCGCTGTCCGTCCGCTCGTCCTGAACGATGCCCAGACCTACATCCACGAGCGCATCGAACAGCAGCTCGCCGAGACGGGCAAGGTGCGAGCGATCGTCCTGAAGGGGCGCCAGCAGGGCTGCTCTACCTACGTTGAGGCGCGCTTCTACCAGAAGACGAGCCACCGCAGGGGCACCAAGGCGTATATCCTCACCCACCTGGACGAGGCCACGAACAACCTGTTCGGCATGGCCAAACGGTATCACGAGCACTGCCCGGACCTGGTGAAGCCGAGCACGCGCGCCTCCAACGCCAAGGAGCTGGTGTTCGACAAGCTCGACTCGGGCTACAAGGTCAGCACCGCCGGCAGCAAGGGCGCCGGCCGCTCCGACACCATCCAGCTCTTCCACGGCTCCGAAGTCGCCTACTGGCCCAACGCCGAAGACCACATGGCCGGCGCCCTTCAGACCGTCCCCAACGAGCCTGGCACCGAGGTCATCCTCGAGTCCACGACGGATGGCCCCCAGGGCGTCTTCTTCGAGATGTGCAAGGCGGCGATCGCCGGTGAGGGCGAGTACATCCTCATCTTCGTGCCTTGGTTCTGGCAGACCGAGTACCGCGCGACGCCGCCGGCCGGATTCGAGCTGACCAGCGAGGAGCGCGAGTACAAGGACAAGTACGGCCTGGACGACGCTCAGATGGCGTGGCGCCGGGCCAAGATCGTAGAGCTGCGCGGCGTCGAGAAGTTTCGACGCGAGTACCCGGCCGATGTAGAGGAAGCCTTCACGGCGGACGCCAAGGGCGCCCTCTGGAAGCGCGACCTCATCAAGGCCGGCCGCATCCACCGCGCCAACCTGCCCACCCTGGTGCGCATCGTCGTGGCGATCGACCCCTCGGCCACCAGTGCCGAGGACAGCGCCGAGGCGGGCATCATCGCCGGTGGCCTCGGCGCCGACGGCCGCGGCTACATCCTCGAGGACGCGAGCCTGAAGGGAAGCCCCAACGAGTGGGCGCGCATCGCCGTCACGCTCTACAAGAAGCTCGGCGCCGATCGCATCGTCGCCGAGGTCAACAACGGCGGCGACATGGTCGAGGTGGTCGTGCGCACCGTGGACGACATGGTGGCTTTCAAGAAGCTCCATGCCAGCCGCGGCAAGCACACCCGAGCCGAGCCCATCGCCGCCCTGTACGAGCAGGGGCGCGTGAGCCATGTCGGGGAATTCATCGCCCTCGAAAACCAGATGTGCACCTGGGTGCCGGGCCGACCGTCGCCCGACCGAATGGATGCTCTCGTCTGGCTGCTCACCGAGCTGATGCTCGAGGAGATCGACCCGTCGAGCCTGCTGGACGCGCTCGGCAGCTAAACCCGGAAAGGTGGTAGGGATGAGCGAAGCCTTCAAGCTGGACCTCGGGGCGCCCGTCGCCCAGGCGGTCCCGCACAACGACGGCTGGCTGAACGTGATGACGGGCATGGGCACGCGCGGCAAGGACAAGGCGGCTCACACCGCCTTCGCCGGAGCCACCAACCTGGACCTCGTGACCATCGAGCAGATCTACCGCGGCGACGCGATCGCCGCCAAGATCGTCGACCTGCCCGCCAACGAGATGACCCGCGCCTGGATCGAGGTGAAGCACGGCGACGACCCCGAGGCGGCCAAGGCCATCCACAACGCCCTGGAGGCGCTCGGCGCTCAAGCCCACTTCAAGGAGGCCCTGAAGTGGGCGCGGCTCCACGGCGGAGCAGCCATCATCCTGGCGGTGGACGACGGCCGCCGGGCCAGCGAGCCGGTGAACCTCGATGCGATCCGCTCGGTGAGCGTCGTGTCGGTGCTCGACCGCTGGGAGGTCTACCCTGAGACGTACTACCAGGACGAGAAGGACCCCAACTACGGCAAGGTCGAGACTTACCGCGTCGTTCCGGTCTCGGCGACCGGCCAGCAGACCACCATCGTGCATGAGACGCGCATCCTGCGCTTCGAGGGCGTCGAGCTGCCGCGGCGTGAGCGCCTGCGCAACTGGGGATGGGGCGATTCGGTCCTGAACCGCGTCTATGGCGTGATTCGGGACTACAACGGAAGCCACGGCACGCTGCCGACCATCATCCAAGAGTTCATCCAGCAGATCTACCAGCTGCGCGGCCTCGCCCAGCTGCTCACCCAGGGCGGCGAGGACGGCGCCCAGAAGATCATCAACCGCCTGCAGACGATGCAGCTCGGCAAGTCGGTCTTCCGCGCGGCCCTGCTGGATGAGAACGAGAAGATGGAGCGCACGTCGCTCACCGTCACCGGCCTGGCGGACCTGATCGATCGCATCGAGCGCCGGTTGGTCGCCTCCACCGACATCCCGCACAACGTCCTCCTCGGCGAGGCGCCCGGCCACGGCAAGGGGCTCAACTCGGGGCAAGGACAAGGCGAGACGCGCACCTGGTACGACCAGGTCGCGAGCAAGCAGCACGACGAGATGCGGCCGCAGCTCACCTACCTTCTCGAGCTCTTGATGCGCTCGAGCAACGGGCCGACCGGCGGCCGCGTGCCGGAGGCTTGGAGCTTCGTGTTCCGCGCGCTCTGGCAGCAGGACTCGAAGCAACAGGCCGACGAGCGCCTGGCGATCGCCCAGGCCGACGCCCTCTACCTGGACCGCGGGGTGCTCTCGGAAACCGAGGTGGCGAATAGTCGCTTCGGTGGCGACGGCTTCTCGGCGGACACGGTGCTTGACAAGGCACTGCGCGACGGCCTGGGGGCACTGGAGGACGACGACGATGACGCTGGCGCAGACTCGCCGCCTGGTGGCCCAGCAAAGGGCGCTGGCGCAGGCGACAGGGAAACGGACCCCGAGGAGGATGAAGAAGCCCCCTAGGGCCGCCTACCCCCGCGGAATCGAGATGGAGTACGCGCGGATTCTCCTGCGGGAGGTCCGCGCCCTCTTCGACTCGATCCGCAAGGTGGTCGACCGCACCCTGCCGACCCTCGAAGCGCCTGGCGGCAACCGGCGCACCGACAGCCTGGCGGACGACATGGATGCCGCCTTCAACCCGCTCACCTTCACCTGGCACAACCGGGCTGAAGCCCTGAACGGCGACGTGCGCCGGCTTGCCGAGCAGACCTCCGACTTCAACCACCGGCAGCTTCAACGCCAGTTTAACGCCGTCCTGGGCGTCGACGTCATCGGCCAGACGCCCGGCCTGCACGACGAGCTCGCCGTGTTCGCCCGGGACAACGCCCGGCTCATCAAAGACATCGGCGACCAGGCCGTGACACGCGTCGAGCGCCTGGTGATGGACGCGGTGCGCCGCGGCGACGCCACCCGCGACGTCCAGCGCGCGTTCGAGGCCGAGCTGGGGGTGACCGAGCGGCGCGCCCAGCTCATCGCCGTCGACCAGATCGGCAAGCTCAACGGCCAGCTGACCCGGCTGCGGCAGAAGGCGGCCGGCGTCACCCACTACCGCTGGCGGGGCGTCCTCGACCGGCGCGAGCGGGCCTCGCACGTTGCGCGAGAGGGCCAGACCTTCTCCTGGGACGAGCCGCCCCCGGACGGCCACCCAGGCGAGCCGGTGCGATGCCGCTGCCACGCCGAGCCTGTGCTCGACATCTTCGGCGACCTCTTCGAAGACGCCCCCTACGAAAAGGAGCAGGCCAAGAAGGCCGCCGAGCTGCTCAAGCAGAAGCCGCTGCGCTCGACGCCGACACCTGACCAGCCGGCGGCCAGGCGCTCCAACCTGCTCGGCGGACCCGACGATGCGCACACCCTGCGCGAAGGCGGGTCTCGTGGCTTCATCAAGCACGACCGAGAGCTCGAGCACGCCTGGAAGGACGACCGCAACCTCGGCCTCTACGACCAGGCCGCCCTGCCTCGGCTCAAGCGGAAGTACTTCTCGAAGTTCTACGCCGACCCGGAGCTGGAGCAGGGCGCCGATCGCTTCATCCAGCGGTGGACCACGACCCGCTCCTCCGACGCCTTCCAGATCGCAGCCCGCCGCGCGTGGGACGCGGTCGCGGCAACCGGCAAGGCCACCAACGAGCACGAGGCGCTCCTCTTGCAGATGGCGGCCACGCGCGAGGAGCGGTGGCTCAGGCTCTCCGACGCCCAGAAGATCCCGTTCCCCAACAGCTTCAACGCGTTTCGGGGCGTGAGCGGACTGGACGCCGTGCTCGAGGTGGCTGACGCCTGGCGGGGAGGGCAGGACGTGGCGGCGCAAGCCTCCTCGCTCTCGTCCTGGTCGATCAAGCGCAGCGCGGCCGGCGCCTTCGCCAAGGGCGGCGTCGGCGGCGTCATCTACGAGGCGGAGATCCCCTTCGAGCAGACGATCGCCGACCTCTGGGTGGACGACAGCCGCTTCTTGACGGCGCACTGGAACCAGGCAGAGGTGATCGCCGCGCTCGGCCCGGGCGAGTCGATCACGGTGCCGAAGGAGAAGGCCACGGTGCGGTACAAGGGGCGGGTCTACCGCTATGCACAAAGGGCTGCTCTGCTTTCCGCTTTGGAAGCCGACGGTCTTGTGCTAGACTAGGCCCAGCAACGAGAGGTACGAAACCGTGTTCCAGCCTACTCCTGAGCAAACCGAGGAGTTCCTCCGCAAGCGGGCGGCCATGCGCGAGCTGTCCGCCAAGCGGAGCGCGAACGCGATGAAGCCGAAGCGCAGCGTCCCACTGGGCTCTTACGCCGAAGACGCGCCTGAGATCCTGGACGAGCACCAGCCGATCGCCGACGAGGCGCCGGCCACCACCTAAATACCGCTCCGCCCGCCGATAAGGCGGGCGTCTTGTTGCTCCCCCACGCCCCAGCTGACCGCTGGGGCGTCTCCGTGCGCCGCTGGGCGTGGAAGGAGGCCCGATGACCAGAGTCACCCGCGTCGACCGCGGGCAGATGGGTGGCGTCGAGCGCACGCCGCAGGGTTACCTGCGCGTCGACGGCATCGCCACCCGCACCGGCGTGCTCGAGTACCGCAACCGCGACGGCTCCATCCGGCGCGAGCTGCGGCGCCCGGAGGAGGTCGGCAAGGCAGCCAGCCTGGCGACGCTCTCGATGGCGCCCGTGACCGACGAGCACCCCCCGGAGATGCTCACAGCGGCCAATACCCGCCAGTACGCCCGCGGCACGACCGGCGAGTCCGTGAACTTCGACGGCAAGCTGGTCCGCCTGAGCGTCACCATCACGGACGCCGACCTCATCGAGGCGGTCGAGGCCAAGCGCAAGCGGGAACTCTCCTGCGGCTACCACTGCGACCTCGTGATGGAGCCCGGCGAGTACGAAGGCCAGCGCTACGACGCCGAGCAGATCAACATCACGTACAACCACCTGGCCGTGGTGCCCCGCGGGCGCGCCGGCCCCGAAGCCTGTCTCCGGCTGGATGCCGCTGAGCAGGTAACCCACGACGACCCCCACCACGACCAACAGGGAGAAGGAAAGCCCATGCCCCACATCAAGATCGACGGCGTCGACTACGAGGTGAGCGAGAGCGCCGCCAAGGCCATCACCGACAAGATGCGTGCCGACGCCGCGGCCATCGAGGCCGCCCAGAACGAGGCCAAGGAAGCCAAGAAGCGCGCCGACAAGGAGGAGGCCCGCGCCGACGCCGCCGAGGAGAAGGTCAAGGAGCGCAAGGACGCCGCCGAGATCGACACCTTGGTCCGTGCCCGCGTGGCCCTCGAGAAGCAGGCCGCCCCCATCCTGGGCGCCGACGTGAAGCTCGACAGCATGAGCGACAAGGACGTGAAGCTGGCGGTCATCAAGGCTGTCTCGCCCAGCGTCAACCTCGACGGCAAGAGCGACGACTACATCGACGCCCGCTACGACAGCGCGCTCGAGAGCGCCGGCCAGCGCCAGGACCACACCGGCGACCTCCGCCGCGGTGCCGGCGGCGGCGGCGCCAAGGGTGACGAGCAGCGCGTCGACCACGACGACGCCCGCAAGAAGATGATCGAAGCCAACCGCAACGCCTGGAAGGAGGCCAAGTAAGATGCCCCAGTTGACCTACGACTACAGCATGCCGGCCGGCTACCCCGGCCTCCGCGCGGACACCGACAACTACCGCGCTCGCACCTACATCGCCGCTGCGGCGCTCGCCTACGGCCTGGGCGTCGTCCTGGGCGCTGGTGGCAAGGCCGCGCTGCCCGGCGCCTCCACCGACAAGTTCCTCGGCGTCGTGATGCACGAGGGCCGCGAGAAGGCTCAGGGCACCGGCACCTCGCAGTTCGCGGCCGGCGACCCCTTGGCGGTCATGAGCCAGGGTCCCGTCTTCGTGAAAGTCGAGGAAGCGGTCGCCGACGGCGATCCGGTCTTCGTCCGCTTCGCCGCCAACGGGGCGAACACCACCCTCGGCGCCTTCCGCAAGTCGGCGGACAACCCCGGTGCCGGCGCCACCGCCGTCCAGGTCCCCCAGGCTGTCTACCGTTCCGCTGCGAGCGCCGGTGGGCTGGCCGTCCTCGAGCTGAACCTGCCGTAGCAGGAAGGAGATCGCCCCTATGCCTCCCATCGTCATCCCCAACACCGGCCACCTGGACGCGGACGAGTCTCTCTTCTTCGCGCGCCAGCTCGAGCACATCCTCGCCCGCCTCTTCGAGCAGCGGTACCCCGCTCTCAAGGGCCGCCTGATGTTCCCCGTGAACAACGAGGCCGGCCCGGGCGTCGACTACATCACCTGGCGCGAGATCAGCCACACCGGTGTGGCCGCTCTCATCGCCAACTACACCACCGCCCTGCCCCGCGTGGACGCCTTCTCGAAGGAGAACACGGTCAAGGTTCGCCACATCGGCGACGCCTTCGGCTTCACCATTTTCGACATCCAGAAGGCCGCCAAGGCGGGCGTGCCCCTCGACGCGATCAAGGCGATGGCCGCCCGCAAGGCCGCCGAGCAGAAGGTCGACGCGCTCGCCTACTTCGGCGACGCGGACACCGGCCTGGTCGGCGTCTTCAGCCACCCGAACATCCCCGTGATCTCGGCGGCGGCCACCGGCAACGAGAACGGCGGCACCAACGCCACCCAGTGGTCGAAGAAGACCCCGGACCAGATCATCGCCGACGTGGCGACGCTCTGGAACTCGATCCGCACGACCACGAAGGAGTCGGAGGCGCCCAACACGCTGGCGCTGCCCACCGACCAGTACAGCTACCTCGCCACCACGCCGCGATCGGCCAACACCGACACGACGATCCTGGCCTTCCTGAAGGAGAACCTCGAGGGCTGCCAGGCCATCATCTCGACGGGTCGCTGCACGGGCGCGGTGAACGGCCACGACGTGGCGCTCGCCTACGACCGCAGTCCCGAGACGGCTGAGCTGCACATCCCCGAAGAGTTCAAGCAGCTCCCGCCCGAGCTGAAGGGCTTGGAGTGGATCGTCAACTGCTACCTCGCGTTCGCCGGCCTGGTGGTTTACCGCCCCATGGCGTTCGCCATCATGGAGGGCATCTAACCCATGGCCACGATCGTCATCACCAACACCGAAGCGCGCCTCTACGGCGTCAACGGCCTCGCGCTCGCCCCTGGTGAGAACACCGTCGACGCCGACCGCTGGGCGGAGGCGCGCAAGCACCCGTTGGTCAAGGAGCGCCTCAACGACGGCCGCCTGAAGGAGCCCACCAAGGCCCCTGCCGGCAAGGCGCAGACCACGGCCAAGACGGAGACGCCCAACGGGGCCACGCCGAACGGCGGCTCGACCCCGGACGGCACCACCCCCAACGGCGGCGACCCCGCCAAGTAAGGCCAGGCGAGCGGACAGGACAACGGCGTCCTGTCCGCTCGCCGCCTGGAGGTCTCAATGCCCGTCCGCGACATCCTTCTCGACATCGCGCCCGAGTTCGCCACCCAGGATGAGGCGGCGCTCGCTCGCATCGACCGATTCATCGGCTACGCCCAGGGCGAGCTCACCGCCGACGCCTGGGGCGCCAAGCTGGACATGGCCACGGCGCTGCTGGCCGCCCACAAGCTGACGCTGGCTGGCAAAGGTGGAAGCGCCTCCGGCCCCGTGATCGCCGAGAAGGTCGGCGACATGAGCGTCACCTACGCCGACCCGACCACCACCAACGGCGGCCTGGACCCGCTGGACGCCAGCTCCTACGGCGGCCAGTTCAAGCAGCTGCGCAGCACCGTCTACATCGGCGGCATCCTGCTATGAGCGAGGTCGAGGACCGCGACCTCGGGATGAAGCGCATCCTCGCCGAATTGAAGAAGCTGGACGGCGCCCAGGTGCTGGTCGGCATCCAATCCGAGGCCGACAGCCAGCTCAAGAAGATCGCCGTCATCCACGAGTACGGCTCGCGCGAATGGACCGTCACCCGCAAGCAAGCCTACTTTATGGCCCGGCGCCTGATGAACATCGACCCCGAGGCTGAGCCTGAGCGCTTCTGGGGCACTGTGCACGCCCTCACCGGCAAGAAGATGAAGATCGCCGAGCGGTCCTACCTGCGCTCCACCTTCGATGAGAACCGCCCGCGCCTGCAGGCCGCGATGGGCAAGGTGGTCGACGCCGTGACGTCGGGCCAGCTCGGCGCCCAGGCGGCCCTCGACCAGTTCGGCCTGCAGGTCACGAGGCTGGTGCAGAAGAAGATCACCGGCGGCATTGCGCCCGGCAACGCCGCACTCACGATCGCGCTGAAGCGAGGGCAGAACACGCCGCTCATCAACAGCGGACGCTTCGTGAACTCCATCCGGCACAAGACCAAGCTGAAAGGTGGCCCCTGATGCTCCTGTCTGGACGCATGGTCGACGTCGCGGTGACCCGTGAGGCCGCCCCGACTGTCGTGGTGGGCGACATCATCCCTGGCGCGGCCGACACCTTCACCGTCCGGGCGCACGTTCAGCCCCTGAAGGGTCCTGAGCTGCTCAACTTCCCCGAGGGCCAGCGCACCCGCCGCGCCATCAAGCTCTACACGACCGAGGCCCTGCGCACGGTGGACGACGACGCCGGCACGCCCGCCGACCGGGTGAGCTATGACGGTGCCACCTTCGAGGTCCAGACCGTCGAGCCGAGGCCCTACGGCGCCCTCGCCCATTTCCGGGCCGTCGCCTTCAAGGTGGAACCCGCCCCCGAGCCGATCACCCCCTAGGAGGCCCTGTGTCCATCAACTGGCCCACCCTCAAGGCCGCCCTCCACGCCTGGATGGTGGCCGGCTCCGGCTTGCCCGCCGAGCGCGTCCTCTGGGCGAACCAAGACAACACCAAGATCAAGACGCCCTTTGCCTCGATCAACCACCGCCTGGCGGTCACCCGAACAGGCGTTTACGACGAGGAGCGGCTCGACCCCGAGGCCCCGGGCGTGATTCAGCGCATCGGCCAGCGACATGTGACCGTCTCGTGCCACCTACACGGACCCGGCGCCGTCGACCTGCTCGAGCGCGCCCAGGCGCACCTCGACACCCACGCCGCCCGGGCCATCTTCGACGCCGCCGGCCTGGCCGTGGCGGATCGAGGGCGCGTGGACGACCTCACCGCGCTCTTGGACACCCAACACGAGGAGCAGGCGCACCTCGACATCATCCTCTCGCTGGCGACCATCACGACCGAGGAGGTCGGCTACATCGATTCCGCTGGCATCGTCCTGACGGCTGAGGCCCCCGATGGGGCGGTCGTCGACCAGTCCACCCAGACCATCACGAGCCCCTAAGGAGGCGCTATGTCCGTCGACAACTACGTCAATGTCATCATCAACCTGCAGTCGCCGACCGTCGCCGTTCCCGGCTTCGGTATCGTCCTGATTGCCGGCACCACCGGCTTCGGAGCCAGCACCGACCTGATCCGCTACTACTCCAACTTGGACGCTGTGGAGGCCGACTTCGCCACCACCACGAACGAGTACAAGGCCGCCCGCGACACCTTCGCCCAGAACCCCAAGCCCGACAAGGTGGCGATCGGCAAGGTTCCCACCCCCGTGGCCGGCGTCAAGACGCTCACGGTGAGCGCCGACCCGATCGTGGGCAACGCCTTTACTCTCGCTGTCAACGGCACGGTCGTCGGCCCGGTGACCTACGCGACAAGCGCGGCCGCCACGATGACCGCCTTGGCCGCTGCGATCGCTGCGGTGCCCGGCGTTGCCTCGGCTACGGTGGCCGGCGACATCATCACCGTGACCGGCGTGACCGGCTACGACCTCACCCTGACCGACTTCACCGCCACCGGCGGCGCATCGCAGCCCACCGGCACCGTGGCCGTGACCACCCCGGCGGTCGTCTGGTCCACGGGCCTCGCCGCCATCCGAGCGGTGGATAAGGGCTGGTACGGCCTGATCATCACCGACCGAACCGACGGGGCGATCCTGGATGTTGCGGCCTGGGCGGAGGCCAACATGGTGAAGTTCGGAGCCGTGAGCGGCGCGTCGGACATTCTGACCAACGTCACCACCGACGTGTTCTCTCGCCTGAAGGCCAAGAGCTACGCCAACACCATCCCGCTCTTCCACGCGGTGACGACCGAGTACCCCGGCGCCGCCTGGCTGGGGGCCATGCTGGCCTACGCGCCCGGCTCAACCAACTGGATGTTCAAGACGCTCGCCGGCATCACGCCCGGCAACCTGTCGGACTCGCAGCGCCAGAACGTCCTAAACAAGAACGGCAACGTCTACATGACGCAGTCGGGCGTCAACATGACCGAGCCCGGTAAGACGGCCAGCGGGCAATTCGCTGATGTGATGGTCGGTCTCGACTGGCTGAAGGCCAACCTGCAGGCCGACGTCTTCGCCCTCTTCACCACCCAGAAGAAGGTCCCTTACACCGACGCGGGCGTCGCGATGATCGAGAGCAAGCTCCGCACGCGGGTGAAGCTCGCCACCGAGGCCGGCATCGTGGCTGAGGTGCCGGCGCCGGTCTACACCATCCCCAAGGTGGCCGACCAGGCGCAGCTCGACCGCGCCGCGCGCAAGTTCCCCAACATCGGCGCGGTCGTGTTCCTGCAGGGCGCCATCGACACCGTCGGCTTCAACATCCAGATGCAGGTCTAAGGAGGACCCCCATGGCGACCAAGAACTACGACCCCACGAAGATCTGCCTGACCGTCGGCCCCTTCCTCATCTCGGGCTTCGCCGATGGCTCGATGGTCAAGGCCGAGCGCAACGAAGACTCGTACAAAACCACCGTCGGCGGCGACGGCCACGTCGTGCGCAGCAAGTCCCCTAACCGCACCGGCAAGGTGACCATCACCCTCCTGCAGAGCAGCGAGGCCAACGGCTTCCTCACCACCCTGGCGCTGGCCGACCAGGCGACCGACACGGGCATCGTGCCGGTGATGGTCAAAGACCTCAACGGGACTACCCTCTGGGCGGCCACCGAGGCGTGGGTGATGAAGCCCCCGTCGGCCTCTTGGGAGAAGGAGGCCAAGGATCGCGAATGGGTCCTCGAGTGCGCGGACCTGGAGTTCTTCGAGGGAGGCTACTAAGCCATGAAGACCGAAAAGACCGTCAGCATCGGCGGACAGGACTACACCATCCACCAGTTCGGCGCCACCGAGGGGCTGAAGCTGGGTCTGGAGCTCTCCAAGCGCGTCGCCCCCGTGGTGGCGCCCTTGGTGGCGCTCGGCCAGGACCGCGACATCACCGTCGAGATGGCAGAGAAGGTCGCCGACGCCCTGGTGCAGAACCTCGACGTCGACACCACGGTGGGCCTCATCCAGCGGCTCGTCAGCAAGACGACCGTCACGGGCGTCGGCGTACTGAGCGGCGTGACGTTCGAAACCCACTTCGCCGGCAACTACGCGGCGCTCCTGCAGGTGCTGCGCGAGGTGGTGAGCTTCAACTTTGCCGATTTTTTCTCCGGCCTGGGCGCCCTGATGCCCGGGCGCCCGGAGAAGACGGCGGAGTAAGCGTCCCGGTGCCAGACGGGCTGAATTGGCCCGTCTGGCGGCTCATCATCAGGCGCATCACGACGCTGCGCGAGATTGAGGAGCACTGGTGCCTCTCCGACCTGGTCTTCGCCAACGAGGCGCTCGACCTCGAGGAGGAGATCGAGCGCAAGGCCGCCGAGGCAAGGGCGGCCAGGCAGGGAGGGTAAGCCGTGGCAACCGTTCGTGAGCTGGTCACTCGATTCGGCTTCAAGGCCGACGTCGAGAAGGTCGAACGCTTCGGCCAGGCGGTGGATGAAGCCAAGAGGACCGCTCAGGCGGCCTCGAAGGCCGTCCGCAGGATGGCTGAGGACACCGGGCTCGTCACCAAGGCCGCCAGCGAGAGCGCGCGGTCGGTGCGCCAGTCCGCCAAGCAGACCGGCGACGCGATGAAGGGCGCCGCGGGCGTGGTGAAAGGAGCAGCCCACGAGGCCGCTCAGGCCACCCGCACCCTCTCCACCGGCGCCGCCCAGATGGCCAACGAGGTCCGCCGGGTGATGGAGCGCCTGCCACGCGAGCTGCGTGCGGTGGACGAGCAGGCTAAGCTCTTCGGCTCCGGGTTCGACCATGCCCGGGCCAAGGTCGAGGCGCTCGAGCGCGCCATCCGCTCGCTGACCATGGCCGGCGTCACCGCCGACAACGTTCATCTGCAAGGTCTCAACACCGAGCTGATGGCCGTTCGCGCGGGCATGACGGCCAGTGGCGAGCACGGCGGCAAGGGCAAGGGGCTGGGCGCGCTGGCCGCGAGCCTCTCCCATCACCTGGCGGCAATGGGCGCCTTGTACTTCGGATTCCAGGCCGCCGAGCGCCAAGTGGAGCACTTCGCCGAGTTCCAACAGGGCCTGCAGAAAGCCGGCGCGGCCATGCTCGCCACCGGCGAGGAGATCGCCCGCCTCAAGGACCAGATCCTCCGCAACGCGGGCGACCTGGGCCAGGCTCCGCGGAAACTCGCCGAGGTCGACATGGAGCTGGCCGGCCAGGGCTTCCACGAGCACCAGGTCGAAACGATGATGCCGGTCGCAGCGAAGCTCGCCCGCGCCGGTCTCACCGACTCGAAGGTGTCCGCGGAGATCCTCGGCTCGACCAACCGAAGCTTCTACGGCGAGGACGTGAGCCAATCCGGCAAGGTCGGCGACATCATCGCCCGCGTCCACGACCTGGGCGGCATCCAGATCCCTCAGCTGCTCGAAACCTTCAAGTACGCAGGCCCGGCCTACCACGCATTGGGCCAGTCACTTGAAGACCTGGGCGCCATCACGGCCATCCTCGGCCGTGCCGGCATCAAGGGTTCGATGGCCGGTACAGGCACGCGCACGATGCTCCTCCGCCTGGCGGCCCCGATGGTCGCCGGCCGAAAGAAGCTCGAGCACATCGGCCTGGGCGAGGAGCTGAAGAAGGGCCAGAGCAGCACGGTGGTCAAGGAGCTCGGCCTGCACGTCGAGGACGACAAGGGCAACATGCTCCCCATGGTGACCATCATGAAGGAGCTGGTCGCCAAGACCAAGGGGATGGGCAACGTCCGCCGGGCGGCCATCTTCAAGGACATGTTCGGCCTTGAAACGGTGACCGAAGCGCTGGCTCTGGCAAACGCCGCGGGCGAGCGATTCGACGAGGTGTCGCACGACGTACACAACGCCAACGGCACCCTCGACCGCATGTACAAGATCATGAGCAAGGGGCTCATCCCGGCCTGGGACCGCTTCACGGCCAAGCTGGAGGTGTTCGCCTCGCTCGTGCTCGAGCGGGCGTCGCCCGGCCTTGAGGGCCTGCTCGATGGCGTCGGCTGGCTGCTGGACCGTGGGCGCGACTTCATCCTCTGGCTGGATGAGGCCACCGACCACGGCAAACGGCTCCACTGGGCCGTGGTGGCGCTCAAGCTGGCGGTGGTCGCCCTGCTGCCGTTTCTAGTGGCGGCAGAGATCGCCGCGCTTCCCGGCCAGCTGGCCGCCATCGGCGCGGTGATCACCGGAACCGTCATCCCGGCCATCGTGTCGGCCACCCGAGCGGTGATCGGCTTCATCATCGCAAACGCACCAATCGCCGCGGTGGTCGCCGTCTTCGCCCTCTTGGCCCTCGTCTTCGAAGACATCTACACCTGGGCAACCGGTGGCGAGTCGGCGCTGGGCGGCCTGTGGGACTCCATCGCCGAGGAGGGCGGCACCGTCCTCTACGGCCTCTGGAAGTTCTTCGCTCAGGATCTCCCTGCCGTTTTTACTGGCTTCATCAACGGCGTGGGGCCGGCGATGAGCGGAATGTGGAACGGCATCGGGCAACTGTGCCAGATGGCGTGGGAGGGCATCAAGTCGGCTACCGGCCAGGCCATGGACGCGGTCAAGGCGGCGTTCTCTGGCGCCTTCGAGAACGTCTACAACACGGTGGTCGGCTGGATCGACAAGGCCATCGCCAAGGTTCATGAGGTGGCCGATGCGGCCAGGCGCATCATTCCCGGCCAAGGAGACGACGGAGGCGGCACGAGCCCGGGTGGGTTTGGCGCTGGCCCGCTGCGTTCCCCTGGTTTGCCGAGCTGGGTGCTGGGTGCCGCCGGCACGCCGGCACTTGCTGGCGTGACACCCTCTGCCGATGCCGCGGCAAGGGCGGGCGGTGGCGGCCCGGTGGTGCCGGTCTCGGCGCACACCGAGGTGCACGTTAACGTCGGGCGTGACTCGTCGCCAAGCCAGACCGGGCACGTAGTCGCAGACCACGTCGAGCACGCTGTGCGCAAGGCGGTGCACGGCGCGGCGCGGGTTTTGCCCAAACAGAAGCGATAAGGAGGCCCCATGGCGGTCACGCTCACGTTCCCCGACGGGTCGACGCTCGAGCTCGATGCGACGCTCCGACAGAGCCACGAGCGTCGCAACGAGGTCACCAAGCACCCGGTGGAGAAGGGGGCGGACGTCACGGATAACATCCGCCCCCTTCCTCGCACCGTGGCGCTTGAGGCCGTCATCGCTGCGCGGCCGGTCGTAAACCCGGGCACGTCGCCTGAGCCGAACCGGCACATCGCCGCCTTCGAGAAGATCGAGAAGGCGGCGATGTCAGGAACCCTGCTCAAGGTGACGACCGGGCTCACGGTCTACGAGAACATGGCCATCGAAGGCTTCAGCGCCCCGCGCGAGCCCCGCACAGGCGTGGATCTCTACTTCACCCTCACGCTCTGCGAGGTGGTCTTCGCAACGGCCGCGACCACTAAGATCCCGAAGGACGCCCTCGGCGCCGGCAAGATCGCCACTCAGGCTTCATCTGCGAAGCCCCGAGGCGTCCGCCAGGCCACGGCGCCCACCGCCCCCCAGGCCGCAAGAACCGGGCACACCCGGAGCGCCGCAGCCCCGAAAACGAAGATGGCGCCCCAGCGAGTGAGCCTCCTCAAGCAAGGTATCAGCTTCATCTTCGGTCAGTAAGGAGCCCCCATGGCCCAGTTAGTCCTTCCTCTGGACGCTAATGACGCCCGGTACACAGTGGACGTCGCTCTGGCCGGTACGCTCTACCGCTTCGCCCTCAACTTCAACACCCGAGGCGGCTTCTGGACGATGGACGTCCTCACCCTGGACGACGAGCCGATCGTTGCCAGCGTGAAGTTAGTCGCCGACTGGGAGCTGCTCGGCCAATTCAACGACCTCCGCCTCCCCCCTGGCTTCCTCTTCTGCGTCGACCTCTCCGGCGCCGGCCTCGACCCCGGCTTCGAAGACCTCGGCACGCGGGTGATCGTGGTGCACGACGATGGACAATCGTGAGCTGTTCGGGCGCGTTTGGCGCGTGACCATCGGCCCGCCCGGGCAGACCGGCCGGTCCTGGGACGACATGCGCATTCGCTTCCGAATCCACAAGACGGGCGACTCGACGCCAAACAAGCTGGACCTAGCAATTTTCAACCTCGCCAAGGACTCACGCCACTACATCGAGAACGGCGGCAAAAAGTACGCCGTGCGTGTCGAGGCCGGCTACAAGGGCGACATGCCCCTGCTGTTCACTGGCCGGCTCGAGCTGGCGGACAGCGACAACCGCTCGCGCCACGCCAGCTCCCACCAAGGGGCTGACTGGACCACCTCGGTGGAAGGCCGTGACGGCGTGCGGGAGTACCGGGCGACGGTGCTCTCCAAGAGCTTCGGACCCAAGACGTCCGAGGAAACCATCCTGCACGAGATCGCGAATGCTATGGGCGTCGACGTCGGCAAGCTGCCCAAGGGGCTCTCCAAGAACCAGTACAACCACGGACGCTCGCTTTCTGGCCCTGCCACCTACGAGCTCGACGCGCTGTGCCGCACGCGAGGGCTCCGCTGGAGCATCCAAGACGGCGTGCTGCAGGTGCTGCCGATCGGCGAGGCACTCGATCCCACGGCCTTCGTCATATCACCCGCCACGGGCCTAATTGGGTCGCCCGTGCGCACCGAGCGTGGCGTAAGGCTCCGTTCGCTGCTGCGAGGCGGCATCAACCCCGGCCGGCTGGTAAAGGTCGAAGCCGAAGACCTCAAAGGCACCTACGTAGCCGAAGACGTCGTCCACCAAGGCGACTCGCACGAAAACGACTGGTACACCGACATCGAGGCCATCCCCCTGAAGTAAGGAGCCGCCATGGCGACCAAGACCTACGACCCGACCAAGATCGTGGTGCAGCTCAACGGGCTCGCCATTGGCGGCTTCGCTCCCGACACCTTCATCGAGGCCACCTTCAACACCGCCCAATTCCACACTGTCCCCGGCTGCGAGGGCGAGGCCACCCGCACCATGTCGCTCGACCGCACCGGCACCGTAAAGATCACCCTGCTCTCGACCAGCGACAGCAACGCCATCCTGGCTGACTTCGCCGCCTCCGACCGCACCGATGGCTCTGGCGTGTTCGACCTGATGATCAAGGACGCCTCGGGCATCCTGCAGGCCCACGCACCCAAGGCGTGGATCGCCAAGGTCCCCGGGCTCATCGCAGGCACCAGCGTGAAGGAGCGCGAGTGGGTGATCGCTGTCCAGGTGCTCGAGCTGATCGACGTCGAGGCGAGCTTCGTGCCGACGCTTTCCGGGCTGGTGGACGTGGCGATCGAGGGCGCCAAGCAGCTTATCGCCCCCATCCTCCCCCAGTTCTAGCAGGAGAACTACCGTGACGACGCCAAACAGCGCCCCCGACCTACTAACCTCCCTGGTCGACATCTTCCACGCGCTGGCGAGCGAGCTGCACGTCGCGCTGCCGGCCAAGGTGGTGAAGTTCAACCCGCCTCTGGCCGACGTCCAGCCCACGCTCATCCGCGTGTTCGAAGACGAGGACGAGAACGAGGTCCCGACAGAGTACCCGGTGATCACCAATGTGCCGGTGGCCTTCCCCCGAGGCGGCGGAGGCTTCCTGACCTTCCCGCTGAAAGAGGGCGACCCGGTCCTACTGGTGTTCGCCCAGCGCAGCCTCGACGCCTGGCTCGAAACCGATGGGAAGACGCCCATCGACCCGGGCGACGCTCGCCGGCACCACCTCTCGGACGCTGTCGCCTTCGCGGGCCTCTCGACCACGCGCAACGCGATTCCTAACATCCACGCTGAGGACGTCGTGCTCGGCCTCGAAGATGGCTCAGCCGAGCTGCACATCGAGCCCGGCGGAAACACCTACCTAAAGACGCCCAAGATGATGATCGGCAGCAAGGGTGCAAGCAAAGCGCTGGCGATCGCTCAAGCGCTGCGCGACGAGCTCGACGACATCAGGACCGTGCTCACCAACCATACGCACCTGGGCAACATGGGCGCGCCCACGAGTCCGATGGCAGCGCTGGGGCACATCCTCGCGCCAATCAAGAACTTTTTCAGCACGAGGTTGTACACCGATGCCTGACCTGAAGCTCGACCCGCTTGTCGGCGACCTCTTCGTGGCCGCCGACGGACGCGCCGCGCTGACTGACGACGCAAGCGGCGAAACGACCGCCCAACACGTCCGCATCCGGCTTCGGATGTTCAAGGGCGAGTGGTTCCTCAACAAGGCGCTGGGCATCGACTACATCGGCCAGGTGTTCGTGAAAAACCCCAACATGGCGGCCATCGCAAGCATCTTCAAGAACACCATCCTCGGCACGCCGGGCGTTTCCAGCATCGTCACCTATAACCAGACCTTCAACCCCGCCACGCGCTCGCTCCTGGTCGTCACCACGATCCTGACGACCAGCGGCGCCACCAAGACGATCGAGGAGAGCATTGGCCCATGACCACCTACGGCCTGACGATTGCCGGCTTCGTCATCAAGACGTTCGACACCATCAAGACCGAGCTGGAGCAGGCCTACCAGGGCGCTTTTGGCTCCAACATCCCGCTCGACGGTGACTCGGTGTTTGGCCAGCTGATCGGCATCCACGCCGAGCGCGAGGCTGACCTCTGGGAGATCGCCCAGGATGTCTACCTATCGGCCTACCCCGATACCGCCCAGGGCGTCGCGCTCGCCAATGCCGGCGCACTGACCGGGCACACCCCGATCGCAGCGACCTACTCCACCGTGCCCTTGACGCTCACGGCCACCCCCGGCACCACCATCCCGTCAGGCTCGCAGGTGGGTATTCCGAACACGCAGACCGTGTTCATTACTACCACGGACGCGACGATTCCCGCCGGCGGATCCGCCAGCGTGACCGCGCAGGCGGCCTCCCCGGGCGCGGTCTCTGCGCCCGCTGGCACGCTGACGAGTATCCTCACCCCGGTGGCGGGCTGGACGGCGGTGACCAATGCGCTCGACGCCACGGTTGGCAAGAATCAGGAGACCGACGCCCAGTTCCGCGCGCGCCGTGCAGCGAGCCTTGTGGTGGCCGAAGGCGGCACGGTTTCCGCGACGGTGAACCACATCACAAAGAGCGTCCCCGGCGTCACCTTCGCTGGGGGCATCGAGAACCGCACCGATGCGACCGACGGGACCACCGGCCTGCCGCCGCACAGCATCCAGGTAACGGTCATCGGCGGAGCCGACCAGGATGTGGCCGACGCCATCTGGGCATCCAAGCCGGGCGGCACGAACACCTACGGCACCACCTCGGGCACGGTGACCGACTCTTTCGGCCACGCCCAGACCGTCTACTGGAACCGCGGCGTGAACGTGCCCATGTACCTGTCGGTCACGCTCACGCGCGGCGCGGGCTACCCGGCAGACGGCGACACCCAGGTGGCCAACGCGCTCGTGAGCTACGTCAACGGTCTGCCGACTGGCGCCTCGAGCGGCGTGGTCGCGAACTGGCTCTTGGCTTCCTCGCTCGCGGCCATCCCGGGCATCACCGGCGTGACGATCCTACAGGACCGCAACCCGGCCCCGAGCTCGAGCGCGAACACGGCGATCGCCGGCAACGAGAAGCCCACGCTCACCGCAGCAAACATCGCAATCAGCTAAGGGAGGCGCCATGGCGACCCAGCAAACCGACGTAGCAGGCCTCGCGCTGGGCCGGCTGGCCGCGCAGTTCAAGGGCAAGCCGAACCTGACGGCCCTGGTCAACGCTCACGCCAAGCAGTACCAGGATCTCGAAGACGCCTTTTTCTCGATCGCGAACGGCCGCCCCTTCCCCGTGGCCCAGGGCGATGCTCTGAGCCGCTGGGGGCAGACGGTGGGGCAGGCCCGACCCACCACCGGCATCGAGGCGACCGACGACACGGTCTATCGGCGCCGGCTGCAGGGCAAGATTGCGGCCAACGTGAGCAACGGCCGCACCGTCGACGTGCTCGTGATCCTGAGCGCCCTGGGCGCCACCGACGTAACCCTCTCAGAGGGCCAGGCGGTACAGGACCAGGGCGCGGCGCTGGTGTTCAACTACACCGGCGCGCTCGCCGTCGATGCCCCCACGCTCGCAACCATCCTCAAGACCGCGACCGGCCCGATCAAGCTCGGGAAGGGCGCGGCGGAAACGTGGGCCGATGATGGCCCCTGGCAAGATGACGGCACGCCCTGGGGCGGATACGAGGTGCTCTAAATGCCTATCAACCTGACCGACGACAACACCAGCTACCCCGCGACCGTTACTGTGCCCGTGGACTTCGGGCAGACCGGCTACAATGCCTCGACGGACCGGCGCAGCGCCGCCAGCCTCAAGCCCGCGTTACAAGTCTTGGCGAACCGAACCGCCTGGCTGAACGCCCAGCTGTCGGCCCTGAACGCCTCGAACCTCACCGCCGGCACGGTGCCTCTCGCCCGCATCTCGGGCCTGACGGACACCCAGGTGGCCGCAGGTGCTGCTATCGCTTGGTCGAAGCTCAACAAGGCAGGGTCGAGCCTGGCCGATCTGACGACGCGATCTGCCTCTGACCTGACCTCGGGCACCCTGCCCGATGCACGCTTCCCGGCCACGTTGCCGGCGGTCTCGGGCATCAACCTGACCGGCGTGGAGAAGACGGCCAATAAGGGCGTAGCAGGCGGCTATGCCAGCCTCGACGGGACAGGAAAGATTCCCTTCGCCCAGATTCCCGCCGTTGCCATCACGGACACCTTCTCGGTCGCCTCCCAGTCCGCCATGTTGGCGCTCACGGCACAACGCGGCGACGTGGCTGTCCGAACGGACCTGTCCGAGAGCTTCATCCTTACCACTGACGACCCCACGCAGCTCGCCAACTGGCAACAGCTCCTTCACCCGTCCGCCACCATCACCTCGTTCAATGGCCGCGGCGGCGCTGTCACCCTCACGGCCGGCGACGTGACCGGCGCGCTGACCTACACCCCGGAGGACGCATCCAAGAAGGGAGCAGCGAACGGGTACGCCAGCCTCGATGCCACGAGCAAGCTCCCCGCCGCCCAGCTCCCGGCCACGGCCGAGGTCACCGGCAACAAGGGCCAGGCGAACGGCTACGCCAGTCTCGACGGCACCGGCAAGGTCCCCGCCGCGCAGCTCCCGTCGTTGACAGGGTCCTATATCACGTTCAACGTGACGGGCGCGACTAGCGGCCAGCCTGACACCTGGGAGTCCAAGACCGCCATGGGCACGGCCCGCTCCCAAGGCGTGGTTGGGGAGATTAGCGGCATCCTCTACTACGCCTGCGGCGATGGCGGCGGCCCCTCGGGCGTTACGGAGGCCTACGACCCCAGCACGAACACATGGACCACCAAGGCCTCCGCGACCGCCCGGCACAGCCCCGTGGGCGGCGTCATCAACGGCAAGCTCTACGCCGTGGGCGGGCAAACCGCTGGAGGCACCACCAACATCAACGAGGAGTACACCCCCGGCTCCAACACCTGGGCCTCGAAGGCTGTCCACCCGACTAACATCACGGAGGGCGCTGGGTCCATCGTCAACAACACCCTCCACACGCTGGGCGGCTCGACGACCGGCGGCGGCGCGGCCACCACGACCCACCAGCAGTACGACCCGACCGGCAACGCCTGGACCGCCAAGGCCGCCTGTCCTGCGGCGCGCAAATACCAGGCCGCCGCGACCCTCAACGGCAAGATCTATATGATCGGCGGCTCGGACGGCACCACGCAGCAAAACGGCTGTTACGAGTACGACCCGACCGGCAATTCCTGGGCGACTAAGGCCAACATGCCCACGGCCAGGTATTTCCTGGGTGCCGCCGCTGACCCTAACACCGGGCTCATCCACGCCATCGGCGGCATCGACACGGGATACCTCGTCACCAACGAGGCATTCAACCCGACGACCAACACCTGGGCGACGAAGACCGCGATGACCGGCGGCCGGCGCTGCATGTGCGTCTACTACGGTGGCAAAATCTACGTCCTGGGCGGCTACAACGGCAGCTACCTCGCCACTAACCAGGCCTATATCTCGTCAGAGACCTACACGCGCCGCACGGCCGCCGGCATCGGTTCCGCGACCGCGTACAACGGCAACAACAGCCTCACCAACTTCACGACCGGCGCCACGGGCCGCACGATTGCGGTCAAGAACGGCGACCAATGGGCGCCGACCTTCACGAGCGGCACGCCGACCGCCGCCGACGTCCTCATCACTGGCGCAGCCTAAAGGAGACCAGACATGCTCACCGCAACCGACCTCAAGCAGCTCCCCGCCTTCCAGACCTTCACCACCGAGGCCATCCAGGCCGCCCTCGACACCATCGACCAGGCCGCCGTCGTGGCCGAGGAGCTGGCCGCCGTCGCCGTCCAGGTCTGGGACAAGCAGAGCGACATCAACGGTGTCCCGGCCTCCTACTGGCTGGGCCGCGAGGATGTGAACCCGGACGGCGAGGTCTACCTCCTCAATGACACGGCCCGCGACCGTCTGTACTTCCAGCCCCACGTTGCGGGCGTCGAAGGCTTTGTCTGGATGAGCCCGGAGGACGTGGGCGCGCACGCCGAGGCCCACCGTGAGGCTGTGGCGCAGGAGAACGCCCGCGCTCGCATCCTGGGAGAGGTCCAGGCCGCGCTGGCGCGGCAGGAAAACAAGTAGGCTCGCCCCATCATCACACACCCAGGAGATTCATATGTCGCTTCCCTACTCCCTTGGCGCCCACGCGAGCACCCCGGACTCCCGTGACTACCACGTCGCCGCCTTCCTGCCCGAGTCTCGCCCCCCGCTGCCTGCTTCCTGGGACTTCGTCGGCCTGTGTCAGCCCATTCGCAACCAGGGCCAGGAGGGCACCTGCGTCGGCCACGCTCTGGCCTCCGGCGTGATGGGCTACGAGGAACGCACCGCGCCGAGCGTGGCGACGCCCTACAACCGCACGCTGTCCGTCCGCGACGCCTACCAGGGCGCCCGGATGCTCGAGCCTGTGAATGGCGAGGGCGCTCAGCCCCGCGCCGCCCTCAAGTACGCGCAGCAGAGCGGCCTCTGCCTGGAATCGGACTGGCCGTACAAGCCTCAGTCGGCAGGCCAAGCTGGTGCAGGCGCCCCTACGAGCCGCGCCCAGAACCGCCTCAAGACCTATGCGCGTGTCACCACCGTCGAAGCCGACATCAAGGACGCCCTCTATTGGCACGGCCCGATCTTGGCGGTGGTGGAGGTGACCGACGGCTTCTGGACGCCCGACCACGACAGCAAGGTTTACCACAGAGGCACCGCCGCCGGCCTGCACGCCATCGCGCTGGTGGGTTGGGACGACGCCCGCAAGGCTTTCCGGCTCCGCAACTCGTGGGGCACGGAGTGGGGACAGGATGGCTACTGCTGGCTCCCCTACGACCACCCGATCGTGGAAGCCTGGTCGGCTACGCCCGAGCTCGTCGACGGCCAGCCCAAGGCGCCTGACGTTCCTTGGTGGATTTCCATCTTCCCCTTCCTGCCCTGGTAAGGAGCGCCCATGGCCGACAACGAGAAAACCAAGGTCATCCCACGCCGCCGGCACGGGGATGCGTCGGATCGCGCCGAGATGTGGACGGCGATCGACCTCATCCGAGCAAACCAAGAGGCCATGGGCACCACGCTGGCCGAGATCCACGACTTCCTGCTCGGCAATTACAAGGGGCAGGAGGGCGTGAGTACCCGCCTCGGTAAGGTCGAAGACCAATCCGAGAAGCACAGCGCCGCCATCGAGCGGATCGACAACACCCTGAAGCAGGCCACCGCCGACCGTCTCCGCTGGTTCGTCGCCACTGCGACGGCGGCTGGGCTCTCGATTCTGAGCGCCGCGATCGGCGTGGTGGCCTACCTCATCAACCACGGAAAGTAGGACCGATGACCACCAGCCTGGAGAAAGCATTCGCCATCACCGCGGCCTTCGAGGGCGGCGGATACAGCACCCTGAGCGGCTCGTTCGACGGGATGGGTATCTCCTTTGGGTTCTTGCAATACAACCTGGGTACAGGCACGCTGCAGCCGCTCCTGCGCGACATGGCCGCAGCCGACCGCGCCGAGTTCTCGCGCTGCTGCACCCAACCCGTGGCCGACGCCCCCTTCAACGGAAAGCCCGTCGACCTTTCCAACCAGATCCTCGAGGTGTGCGCGATGCCAGCCCACGCTGCCGTGCGCTGGGCGATCGCCCGCCAGGATGGCGGCCACCGCCTGCTGCCTCACTGGACGGCCTGCTTCAAGGCCCTGGCCGCTGTCCCGAAGTTTCAAGGCATCCAGCGGAAGCACGCCCAGCGCTACGTGGATGACGCCATCGGCATCATGCGGCACTACGGCTTCAAGAGCGAGCGAGCCCTGGCGCTCTGCTTCGACATCACCGTCCAGATGGGCAGCGTCACCAGCCCCTCGGACTCTCGCTACATCGCGTCGACCGGCGCCAACCAGACCGAGCAACAGCGCCTCGAGATGCTCGCGCGCGCCATTGCCCCCCAGGCCGGACGCTGGGCCAACGACGTGCTCGCGCGCAAGCTGACGATCGCCCGCGGCCTCGGCGTTGTGCACGGTCGCCCCTACAACCTCGCTCGGGACTTCGGCCTGAGCGACGGACCCGTCTCTTAGAAAGGAGACTTCTCCATGCCCCACTACCAAGACGGCACCGAGGCCAAGCGCGGCGACATCGTGCGCGGCAAAGGCTACAACCACTCCTACCCCGTCCAGGGCGTCGTCCTGAACGTCGCGCCCGGTGCTGAGACGTGTAACCTCACCGTCGGCATCGCCCGCGGCGCGGTCTTCCCGGTGGACCCCAAGGCGGTCTACAACGGCAACATCGACGTCGCCAGGGTGTCGTCGCTGGTCCAGCTCGAAGACGGCCGCCTGCTGCCCGTGGAGCTCATCCAAGAGTACGGCACCTGCGCCGACTTTGAGCTCATCCATCGTCCCGAACCCCAGCCCAACGGCTCCATGCTGTAGAAGGAGACTTCCCCATGCGCAAACGCTCTTCCCTGCTGCCCCTGATGGCCTTCACCCTGCTGGTCGGCCTGGCCCTCCCGGCGATGGCCGCGCCGGCCGCGGCGCCCCCGACCTCACCACTGGACGCACTGGCCAACCCGTTGGCGCTGAGCCCGGTGGTCCTCCTGGGCGTGCAGCTCCTGAAGATGATCCCGATCCCCTTCGAGGGCAAGTCGGCCGCCGGCATCGTGGCCGCGCTGACGCTCATCACACTCCTGCTCAAGGTGGCGATCGCCCTGCTCACGCATACGGTCGACCAGCTGGACCCCATGTCCCTCTGGACCGAAGGCCAGAGCGCGGTGATCACCCTGCTCGCCGCGGCTGGCATCTACTCGGTCGGCAAGAAGGCCCTGGTGGGCTAGGAGCCCTGCTTAAGCGCCCCCTCCGTAGCGGAGGGGGCGCTTTTCGTTTGGGTCCTCACACGGGAACGAAGTCAGCAGGGACGGCGCCGGCCGCCTCGAGCCATGTAAGTACTTGGCGCAACTGCTCGTCTGGCAGTCGCCCCCACTCCACGCCAGCGCACTCCAAGACCTCGGTCGCCCAGTCCCGGAAGATGCTCTCGGGCGTTGGCGGCTCGATGCGTGCGAAGGTCTTCTTCACCACCAGCCGATCGCTCGTATCGTCCTCGAAGTCGACCCGCCAGCCCTGGCCGAGCCCATCGAAGTGGTCGAGCGTGCCGAGCACGTACCGCTCCTCCGCGACGCCTTCACCGAATGGATCACCAGGCTCAACAATGGCCTGCACCCGTTGCATGCACACCGAGCCCGGCGCCACGTCGTAATACACCGCCACGCGGTCCCCAACCTTGAGCTGGGCAATCCAGTCGTGCAGCCCCATGGTGACCCTACGCAGCGAGCGCCACTTCGATGGCCGGCAGGTCGACGTTGCCGGCCATCTCGGCGACCAGGCGCGCCGAGCGGCGAGCGCCGTTGCTGCGGAAGACCAGGCGTCCGTCCTTGAAGCTAGCAAGGTGCCGACGGAGGCCCGCCAGGATGTGGCGCGCGTGCTGGTCGCGCAGGGCCATGTTCATCACCTCATCAGGGAAGGCGCACGCCGGCTCGCAGTAGGCCCAAACCTCTGGCGAGAACACCACCCGAGCCTCGATACCGACCTCGGCCGCCAGGCGGGTCACGTCGACCGGCCCGTCGGCGTCGACGCGCGTGAGCACGCCCGAGCGGCCGGCGATGTGGATGGTGATGGGCTGAAGGTCTGCCATAATGGTCCTCCTGTCGGTCGTGGGCCAATTCCAACACGGAAATACTAGAACAAGTGTTCTAGTCGCACAAGGCCATTATGTGACACCGAGCCGCAATACGCAGCCAAGCACGCGCAATGATTCAGGTGGCAAGCCACTGAAATTATTACCTCCAACTTGGCGGCGTATGTGAATTGTCGAAATCTCCGGTTGTGACCGTCGAACCTTTTCAATCCCCGACACGATGGCCTACGATCAGCTAGCACCCACACTGCCAGCAGAGAGGAATGTTTATGAGGTTCGAAAGCAAGGTCATCCGCGGAGACATCGAGGTGAACGACAGCTTCCAGCTGGCCGGCATCTTGGAAGGTAACGCCATCGTTCACAGCGGCGGCTACTTCCTGATGACCGGCGTCACCAACGGGGCAATCGTGGTAGAGCCCGGCGCCACAGTTGAAGTCAACGGCGTCCTGAACGGCGCGGCCGTCAATCGAGGCGGACGGCTCACCATCGCTGGCGTACTCAACGGCCTGCTCCAAGAGGAGGGCGGCACGACGACCATCCAGCGCGACGCCCTAATTAACGGCGTCCGCCAGCATTAGGAGCGCTGCAGCTCCCTGACCTTCTTCTGGATGGCCTCCCGGGTTCGAGTAAAGCCTGCCTTGCGCAATTGCTTCATCAGCCAGGTATTACGAGCCCGGGCGGTCGTAGTAGGACACGATGCGCTGTCCATCAGGGAACGCAGCAGCCCTAACTCCTCTTGCCCCCAGCCAGGGCGCCAGAAGGGCACAGCACGGCGAGTCTCCTGGCCGTCGAGCCACCGGACGGTCACGACGTAACTGTGAGCCTGCTCGCGGATCTCCACCGCCTCGATGAAGCGGCGCAGGAAAGACCGGCGCCACTTGAGCGGCTGAGTCTCCCACGTCACCGGCAACGCCTCGAGCATCTCAGGATTCCCCCGAAGCTCGAGGTAGAAGGAGTCATCCAGTGGCTGCTCAGAAGGACCGGCGATCGTCTTGATGGATTCGAGCTCTCGCAGCGCGTCGCCCAGCTGCTGCTGGATCATCTTGCGCGCGACCTCAGGCAACCCGGGGTCGCCCAAGCTGACCATCCACCCGTCCACACGCCGCTGAAGGATTCGCCGGTGCGTTTCGGAACGGTCGTGCACGGAGGAGTACTCCTCGCGCCGCTGCCTTAGCTTTTCAATCACGCCGGCCACCAGGTCGCCATCAAGGAGCGCCGGCCAGAACTGCTCGAGCACGATGGGGTCGATGAACGTCACGGATGTGCTGCGGTGGTAGTTGATGTGCCGAGCCTCCTTGGTGCGCTCGCTGCAGCGATAGGCAGGGTCCTTTTGCCCACCATACGCCTTCATCTTTCGGCCACACTCCCCACACCAAATAAGCCCCGCCAGCTCACCGAACCCGCCCTCGCCCGGCTTGCGGCTCGTCTGGCGATTCAAGGCGAGGAGGTGATCAATCTCGGTCGCCAGTTCGGGTGGAATGATGGCCTCATGCGTTCCCTCCAACCGCACGTCGCCCCAGACGAAAATGCCGCGGTGGATCGGGCTCTTGAGGAACTTACACATGGCCGTAAAAGAGCACTCGGTGCCATCGGGCCAGTAGATGGGGCGGTGGCGCTCATACAGCTTAAACAGAGAGCCGGCGCGAGAGAAGTCTTGAGCGATCGCCCGGATGATGGCCGCCTCTTCTTGGTGGACGACCAAGATGTCGCGCTGCGGGTCCCGCTTGCTGACGTCCTTCTTGGGGCGGTACCCGCGCGGGACCTGGCCGGCCGCGCGCCCCTGGGTGGCCTTGCGGCGCTGGGCGGCATGGAGCTTTTCGAGGTGGGCCTTCCACGACTCCGAGGCGCCGACGGCCTGGTATTTGTAGCTCTGGCGCTGGCCGGAATCGCGCATGTCGTACCAGCTTCGGCCCATGTAGATGAGCGTACCCGACCGCTCGCAGGCGTCCGCGATCACCATCTGGTCGATGGTGCGGTCGTCGCGCGAGAGGCGCGTCAGGTCCTCGACGTAGATGGCCGCCACCAGGCCCTGGTTGATGAGCTTCAGCGCGCGAGAGAAACCCGGCCGCTTCTCGATCGAGCGCCCCGAGATGCCGAGGTCGTCGTCGACCACCAGGATCTGCTCCTCGGGAAAGCCAGCCTCGACCGCCAGCTCGCGCAGCTGCAGCTGGCGCTCGAGGGAATAGACGTTGTTCTCGACCTGCTCCTTCGAGGATTGGCGCGGGTAAATGACCGCGTATTTACTGATATCCAAAGAAACAGGCATCTAAGAATCTCCAGGGAGCCTAGCGAATTTCAATCGCCTCCCTAACCGTCCACACCTTTACCCCGTTAGAAAGCTGGATCCTCACAGCGCCGCCAAAGGATTGTGTCGAGTCCACCACGGTGACATCATCATTTGCTGGAAGCGCAATCACCTCACCGGACTTGAGCATGTCGGCAATCCCGGATTTGTGATTCTCGCGCAAGTAGACGTTCACATAAGCCAACGGCTCCGGCTTCATCGAGGCGACATATCCAGCCCGCGTGAGGGCGTCCCCCTGCGGCGCGAAGGATGAATCTACAGCCGAGGTGTTCGCGCCTCCAGAGGACTCCTTGCTGCCGATTACCAAGCCCGCGGTGCCGGCGACCAGCACAACGATACCGGCTCCTGCAACCATTAGTCCCTTTCGAGAAGCCCCAGGCGCCCGGCCTGCGATCGCAGGCACGCGGCCAACAAGCCAGGCGACGAGGCCAAGCGGACAGGCCAGAAGGCCCAGGACGAACAGAGCACCCCAGATGAATTGCATGCGACCTCCAAGATGGACGGGGAGACAGCTGCCAAGCAGGCAAGCACAAAGCCATCATACCAATCACAGCACGTCACACCAGAAGCACGGGTCGGCGACGCGCGTGCTCAGGTCATAGGTTACCGGCGCCGAGGCGAACACCATCCCCAGCTTGGCCTGCCATACTTGCTTACGCGCCTGCAGGAGACGAGGCGTCACACAGTAAGCGTCCAGGAAGTCTTGGTCATCCCAACGACGGCGTGCGCCGATGGCCAGCGCCTCGTTCGGGATGGTGATCTCGGAGGCAGTCCACCAGGCGCGTTGCTGGTCCATCTTCAGGCCCATCATCCCGCCGATGCGCACACGCCGGTTGCCTTCGCCGTTTTTCAGCATGGCAATCTGGTAAGCCGTGGCCTCGACCGCCTGGGCGCCGTAGAAGTCAGCGTTGATGGAGAGCAGGCGCGTGCCATCCTCCCGCCGCTCCATCGCCGAGATCGACTTGAAGCAGCGGCTGCGCCAGCCGTAGACCAACGTGATTCGGTAGCGGACGAGGTACCGCATGAATCGTTCTTCCAGGTCCAACCGACCCTCCACCTAAAGCAACCGACCGTTTCTGGATTATAGAACAAATGTTCGCTTGCTTTGAAGGGGATTATGTCGAGTTGGCAAAAATTTAGCTGGCCGGCTTCTTGGCTTTGCGCGCCTCGCGCGCCTTTCTTCCCTCTGAGATCAAGTTCTCAAGCAGGTTAAAGACCCATGCTCGCTCTTCGGGTGACTCGTCCCAAAGCTCAGGCTCGTCGAGGTAGCTGGTCCACACACCGAGGTCTTCAGCCTCAGCGATGAGGAGCGTCTCGCTTTCGACCAGAGGGTGAGCGCCGTGGTCGGCGCGCGAGCGCACGAAGTCGCCGATCGAGTAGTCCTCGAGCCCGGGGATGGCTTCGGGCGAGTACTTCAAGATGCGCTTCAGCCCGTTCTCGCCGAGGCGGTCAAGGTCCAGCCAGGAGAGCATCTCCTCCACGGCAACACCGATCGCTGGCGCGATCTCTTCGATCGCGTCCTCGGTTGGCGGCCGATTCCCGTTGAGGAGGTTGTAGACGTGACCCTGCGACAGCTTGGTCTTCTTCGCCAGCTGATAGGCCGTCATACCGCGCTCTTCGAGGGCCGACTTCAGTTTTTTAACAAACAGACCTTCCACGCTTTCAATTTTGAAATGTTTTTCAAGATTGAGCAAGCAATTCCCTCCTGAATCACAATTCATAGTTGACAAGCGTTTCAGTTCTGAATATTATTCAAAAACGAAAAGCAAGGAGGTGAACACGATGGACCTGGACCTGAAGGCTGCCCGAGAGGCCGCCGACCTGAGCCCCAGCGAGGCGGCCAATGCCCTAGAGATCGGCATCAGCACCCTCTGGCGCTACGAGAACAACAAGACCAAGCGCAAGGACTACGAGCTGGTGAAGCGCATGGAATCGCTTTACGCCAGCAAGCAGGCTGAGAAGCGGCAAGCCCTGGAGGTGAACGCATGAGCCTCGACCTCCAGGGCGCCGCCAAGGACTACGACGAATACGTCCGCCGGAGCGTCCCTATCTACCGCCACCAGGGCGTGAAGGAGATCACCTTCCCCCTCTCCCGAATCGTGGCGACGACACACAGGAATCCCTCCGTGGCGAGCAGCCCCCGGCTGCAAAAAGCGGTTCAAGATGCCGCCCAGATGATCAACGCCGTGCTCGAGGAGGAGCTCGCCAAGCTGCCTAACGGCAACGTGGGAATCGACCAGCCTCTCCCCAGCCCCCGGATCGCCGCTCGCTGACTGGCTTTGTTACCAGAACGAGTTGTCGTTAACTTTACATAATGAAGGATCGTATGTCAACAAGTCCGACCCCGAAAACCGTTGACACATCTAGCTCTTCCACCACTCAGGAGGATGAGCGCCAGCCCATCAACCTGCTGCCTTGCGTTCAAGAGTTCGAGCGGCGCAAACGCCGCAAGCCGCTCCCCCGGCGCTACGCCTGGTGGCAGCGGATCATCCGCCGAATTTTCGGCAGGAGGTAAGCCGTGAGCCAAGACCACCACGCCTGCCCCAGCTGCGGGGCGCTGATTTCCAACCCCTTCTCTGCGCTCTGCTCGCTCTGCCGCGAAGGAACCCGCCGGTGAGCAGCAAAAAGGCCACCGCGCCGGCAAGCAAACGGTGGCCGAAAGTGAACCCCAAACAGAGTCCTGGGCCTAGCTTACGGCCAGGACGCACCCAAGTCAAGGAGAGAAACACCCCATGATCAACCTCACCGACCCCGCCGTCGTCAACGCCGCCCGCAAGATCGCCGGCAACATCAGCAAAGCTCACGGCCTGCCCGAGCTGGACGCCCGCGCCGCCAAGCTGCGCGCCGAGAACCGCCAGATCGAGTCCACCTACCGAGAAACGGAAGCCGCCGTCGACGCCGCGTCGAGCCGCGCCTCGACCGCAAAGTCGGCCCTCAAAGAGCGCGAGGACGAGCTGCTCGCCATCGTCACTGAGGAAACCATCCAGGTGCCGGTCTACGAGAAGAAGGCGCCGGCCAAGAAGGCCACCAAGAAGGCCGCCGACGAGGAGGGCGGCCAGGACGAGCCGCCGGTGGAGGATGCGCCGCCAGAGGCAAACGCCCAGCCCACCCACTACGAGACGAAGCCCCGCTTCACGAACGACACCGGGCGCAAGGCCGCGGTGGCCAACCGCAAGCGCACCGACGAGGAGTACTGCGCGCTGAAGGCCGAGCTGACCGCCGCCGAGCAGGCGCTCATGAAGGCCAACGAGGAACACGCCCGGGCCAAGGCCGCCCAGCGCGCCCTCAACCGCGACTACCAAGACCTCGTGAGCGAGCGCCTCCTCGCCGCTGCGCGCATCGCCGCCCTGGCCGGGCTCGAGGCCCCCGAGGCGACCCCCACCCCCAGCCCCGCCCCCACCCAGCAGCCCGCGGCGATCGCCGGCTAGAAGGAGCAACCCCCATGACCACCGAGATCACCACCTACCAGCCGTCGGCCGCGCTCGCCAACATCGGCAAGGACTACGGCAACCTCGCCAGCTTCGGCCTGATCGGCTTCGACGTCTCCGACCTGCAGACCGCTCGCGTGCGCATCGTGAACGGCATGAACCAGGTGAACGAGTGGAACGCCAAGGCAGGCCAGTTCCACAACGACGCCACCGGCGAGAACACCGACACCGTCGAGGGCATCGTCCTCCTGGTCGGCAAGAGCCAGATCTGGAGCCTTCCCTTCACCGAGGCGGAGAAGCTGCGCGGCCGCGGCGAGGAGGTCCCCGTCTTCTGCCGGAGCAGCGACGGCGTCCGCCCCGATGGCGACTTCCAGACCCCGCCCGCGCCGCTCTGCCGCATCTGCCCGAAGGCTAAGCCGACCAAGAACGCCGACGGCAGCTGGAAGGCTCCCGAGTGCTCGAACGGCATCAAGATGCTCTTCCTCAACTGGGACGAGGAGTCGCAGGACTTCAACGCCCGCATGCTGCTCCTGAGCAAGACGGCCACCCAGCCAGTCAAGGGCTTCATCAACGCCTTCGGCGCCAAGCGCCGGCCGACCTGGTCCGCCTGGGTGAAGGTGAGCACCAAGCAGGAGAAGGGCAACGGCAACACCTGGTTCGTGCCGGAGTTCGCCATCGACTTCAACCAGCAACTGACGCCGGAGCAGTCCACGCTCATCCAGGAAAAGATCGAGCTCTTCCTGCCGCTCCTCGCCAAGCCCGAGTTCGTCGATACCTACGCCGACGAGGCCGCCCACCCGAGCCCCGCAGCCGGCCAGGCCGCCCCGCAGGCCAGCGGCGCCGCCTACTCCGGCGGGCCGACCCTCGACACCACCGCAAGCGCGGTGCCGGCAACGCCGGCCTTTGACCCCGCAGCGGCGACCGGAGGCGACATCCCGGGCGAAGACGAGGTCGGGTTCTAGCCCACGGGGCGCGACCGAGGGGGAGGGTCACGCCTCCCCCTTTTTCACGCCCTCGCTAGACATAATGAGGAGGCAACCGTGGAGAACGTCATACAGTTTCAAAGGAGGCCGGGCCAGCCGAGCGTCAGCGACGTCCTGGGACCCGGTGGCATCGCGGGCGAGGTTCGCCCCGGGCAGATTCAGATGGCCGAGCTCGTCGCCCAGGCCGTGCGCGAGCAGCGCCCGCTAGTCGCTGAAGCCGGCACCGGCACCGGCAAGACGATGGGGTACTCCATCCCCCTGCTGGTCGCCCGCAAGAAGTTCCTGATCGCCACGCACACCAAGGCGCTGCAGGAGCAGATCTACCACAAGGACATGCCGTACATGGCGGAGGCCCTTCGCGACCGCTTCGGCCTCCGCTTCGAGTACGCCCTGCTCAAAGGCGCCGCCAACTACCTGTGCGTGCGCCGCTTCAACGAGCTGACCGGCGGGCTCTTCGACACCCTCAACCTGCCAGCCAGCGTGGTGGAGTGGGGGCGCAGCACGCCGAGTGGCGGCCTAGATGAGGCGCCCGGCATGGAAGACCTCGAGGTCCGCCGGTCGGTGGCCGTCGACCTCAACGACTGCGACCGCGGCGATTGCCCTTTCTACGGGCAGTGCCACTACCGCAAGGCGCGCGACGCCGCGGCCAGCGCCGACGTGGCGATCGTCAACCACGCCTGGCTGGCCGTGGCCGCCAAGAGCCCCTTCGTGATGGGCCAGATGGACCCCGACGCCATCGTGATCGATGAGGCGCACCAGTGGGAGGCGGTCGTGCGCGAGAGCTGCTCGGCCCACCTCTCTGGCCCCAGCCTGAAGAACCTCTTCGACTCGATCGCCAAGCACGTGCACAGCACCTGCCAGGCGCCCGGACGCGACCAGTACGACGCCGCCAAGGAGCGCCTGCGCGCAGCCGCCCTCAAGGTGATGGGTCCCTACATGGACCCCGCCGACAAGCGCGAGGAGTACTTGGTCGACATCCAGCACCTCAAGAGCGTCAGCGAGGAGGCCAAAGACGCCGTCGCTGACTTCCTGAGCGTGGTGCGCGACCACCTGGACGAGAACGATGCCAAGCACCAGCGGATCGCGCGCATGCTCGACAAGCTGGGCGAGCTGTTCGAGTCCGTCCACACCGACGGGGCGATCGCCGTCGCCCACCGCGAAGTGCCTGACGGCGCCAAGCTCGCCAAGGTGAAGATCGAGACGTTTCCCCTCAGCATCGCCGGCACCGACGCCGGACGCCTGCACCGGATGGTGCCCATCATCTACACCAGCGCGACGCTCTCCATCGGCGGCAGCTTCGAGGCGTTCAAGGAGGCCCACGGCCTACCGGACAGCACGCTCGAGGCCGAGATCGCCTCACCTTTCAACTACCCACGCCAGGCGCTCCTGTACGTGCCCACGCACATCACCCCCCGGCGCGAGGACCCCCGCTACTTCAACGACCTGGCCGCCGAGATCGAGCGGCTCGTCACCAAGAGCGACGGCCAGGCGTTCGTGCTCTTCACCTCGCGCGTCGCGATGGAGGAGGCCGCCAAGCGCCTGCGCCACCTGCCCTTCCCCAAGAAGAAGCAGGCCGAGACGGGCTCCAAGCAGGCGCTGGTGGACTGGTTCAAGGAGACGCCCAAGGCGGTGCTCTTCGGCCTGGCCTCCTTCTGGGAGGGCGTCAGCATCGAAGGCGATCAGCTCCGGCTGGTGATCATCGACAAGCTGCCCTTCCCGGTCCCGACCGAGCCGCTGCACCAGGCCAAGGAAGCCCACCTCCGCGCCCAAGGCCGCGACCCCTTCCGGGCACACTCGCTGCCGGCGGCGATTCTGAAGCTGAAGCAGGGCTTCGGCCGCCTCATCCGCACCCAGAGCGACCGCGGCATGGTCGCCATCCTCGACGCGCGCATCCACCAGAAATACGCCAGGCCCGTCCTGGCCGCTTTGCCCGACGCGCGCCGCATCTACAACCTGGACGACTCGGTTCTCATCAGCCGCTACTTCGGCTTTACAGACGACGTGCTGGACGAGAGCCCGGAAGACCAGTGGGGAGCCGGTTTCTAATGATGGACGCCCTCGCGCAACTCAAAGACCTCGACATCAAGTCGCTCTTCCCGGGCGAACTGAAGAACAACGTGGGCAAATGCCCCTTCCCGGGGCACACCCACCCGCAGACGGGCAAAAGCCCGCCGTTCCGATACTACCCGGGCGAGAACACATTTCACTGCTTCGGATGCCAGGCACACGGCACCACGATCGACTTCTGGATGCACCTTCACGGGTTCAGCGACGTCGGCCGGGCCATCCGCGACCTCGCCGAGCGCCAGGGCATCACGCTGGAGAAGTGGACCCCCGACCAAGAGGAGCGGCTCGCCAAGAGCCGCCGGGAGGAGGAGGCGCTGAACTACGCGACAGCCTTCTACCACCGGCACCTCTTGGACGAGAAGAACGAGCGCGTGGTGCGCTACCTGCTCGACCGCGGCTTCACCATGGAGACGATCACCGAGCGCCGGCTCGGCTTCGCTAACTGCCAGTTGGTCGCGGCCGTCCGCGGCGACTCCCATCTGGCTGAGATGGGGGTGACCGAAGAAGACTTCAAGGCCGTCGGCCTCTTCAAAGAGGACGAGAATGGCGTCCCGAAGGACTTCTTCCGCCACCGAATCATCTGGCCGGTGATGCGCCGCGGCCGCGTGATTCACATGAGCGGCCGCGCGCTGCCCCAGGCGATCACCGGCATGGAGGAGCCGGCCCCGAAGTACCTGAACCTGAAGCGCGACCTGCAGGCGCTCTACCTCGAGGACAACATCAAGGACCACGTCTACCTCTTCGAGGGCCTGCCCGACACCACCCTGATGGCCCAATGGGGCCTGCCGGCGGTCGGCCAGATGGGCACCGGCGGCGCCGCGAAGCAGGCGAAGAAATTCGCCAAGTGCCGCGCCCTGTGGGTCTGCTTCGACAACGACAAGGCGGGCATGCAATCGGTCGCACGCACTACCCGAGCCATCCAGCTCGAGATGGAGGCGGGCGAGGTGCGCGTGCTCTTCCCGCCGCCACCGGCCAAGGACTGGAACGACTGGGCGATGGCCGGCAACGGCCCCGAACAGTTCAAGGAGCTGGCCGACCAGGCGCCCAACCTGATCGCCTTCCTCCTGAGCCAGATCCCCACCGAGGCCGGGCCGCTCGAGCAGGAAGTCGCCCTGCGCGACCTGCTGACCCTGCTGGTCCCGATGGGACCGATCCGGCGCGACCACTACCTCAAGACCATCCGCGACCGGCTGGGCACCAAGCTCTCCGACCTCCGCGCCATGCTAACCGGCCTGACCGCCGAGAAGGCCGACGGCGACGGACCCAAGGAGAGCCGGGCAGCCTCAGAGCTGGCGTTCACCACCATCAAGGAGATCATCCCCGCCCAGTACTACGCCTTCAACAGCCCGGCCAAGGGCAACATCACCACCTTCCTCACGGTGAAGCGCAACCTGACGGACAAGGAGGGCAACCCCCGCCCCGTCGAGCGCGTCGAGCCGGTGATGGTGATGGTGACGCACAACGACGGTGACAGGGTCATCAAGGCCGTGCCTTGCCTGGACCTGAAGCTCTCCGAAGCCGAGGAGCGGCGCGTGCCCAACGAAAACGGCGTGCGTGGCCGCTGGCGGCCAGAAGGCAAGTACCCGCACTCGGTGGAGCGCTTCATCCAGAACCAGGTGGACGAAGTCGACGGCTGGGAGCTCTTCACCGACATCGTCGCCGTCATCCGCCGGCACATCTGGCTCCCGTCCACGACGGACCCCGAGATCATCGCCGTCTGGATCATGGGCACCTACATGTACCAAATGTTCGAGGCTTACTCGTACCTCCACCTGGTGGGCGTGCGCGGCTCAGCCAAGACGGACATCGCCAAGATCATCGAGGAGCTGGCCTTCAACGCCCTCAAGGCGTCGAGCCAATCCGAGAGCGTGATCTTCCGGGCCACCGAGCAGAACTGCCGCACCGTCATCGTCGAGGAGGCGGAGAAGCTCAACAACCCGAAGCCTGGCTCGCCTGAGCAGAACATCATGCTGCTCCTCAACGACGGCTACAAGAAGGGCGCCAAGGCTGAGCGCAACGACAAGGACCCCGTCACGGGGAAGTTCAAGCCCGTCCCCTACGACATCTACAGCCCCAAGGTTCTGGCCTCGATCGCCGACCTGAACTACGTCCTGGCCTCGCGCTGCATCCACATCAAGTGCCTACGCGCGAAGCCGGAGGAGATGGACGCGACCAACATCACGGACCTGACCTCCTCCATGCACTACGAGCGGAAGGTCTTCGCCGAGCTGCGGGACAGGCTCTACTGCTGGGCCTTGCTGCACTTCCCCGAGGTGCACCAGGCGTACCTGGACCACATCGTGGCGAGCCCGGCGCTCAAGCACCTTCGGGCACGCGAGCGCGAAATGTGGCTCCCGTTGCTGACGATCGCCTTCTGCCTGGACAACGTCCGTGCCGGCGGCGACGCCACCCGGCTGGCAGAGCTGCGCGAGCAGGGCGACCTGCTCACCATCCGCCTGATGGAAGCCCAGAAGACGAAGGAGCGTGGCCGCAAGCTAGTCGAGTCCGACCAGTCGATCGAGGTGGCCACCGTGAAGGCGGTGCTCGAGGTGATGCAGCGCGGCGAGTTCCTGCCCATCCGGTCGGACCTCTCCGGCAGCTTCTACATCATCAAGCACCTCGCCGAGCTCGTCACCGAGGAGCTGCGCGAAGTCGGCCTGCTGACCTTCGACAAGGCGATGACCGGCTACCGGATGACCACCCTCCTCCTCAAGACCCAGGCCATCACCGAGGAGGACCGCAAGGACATCAAGGTCGACGGCAAGAAGGAGCGCTGCATCGCCCTGAACGATGGCCGCCTCCGAGAAACCGTCATGCGGCTTGGTGGCGAGGTTCTAGAGGCCACCGGCTAGTTCGGGTGGCGCCTCTCGACTGGCGCCACCCAGAGGCGCCACCCGGCGCCACCCAGACGGGTAGTGGCGCCACCAGGCCCCCCGAGGCGCCACCCGCCCCAGAACTTAACTCTTTATGAATCACCACCTGAAACCTAGATAGGAAGGAGGTTATAGGCTGATGTTCGATTTTTTGAGCCCGGCGAACGCCGAGCAGAAACAGCACCCTCCGGTGGCGCCGGCCCCTCCCATGGGAGACACCCCCACCGCCGAAAACACGAAAATGCCCGCCCCCCATGTGGAGAAAGCTGGTGAAACCCCCGCCCCCCATGGCCCGAAAGACACCCCCCATGCCGAGCAGAGGGGGGGTGGAGAATCGTCAACCCCCGGCCAGAATGCGGAGAAAACCGCACATGGGGGGGG